TAGAGAGAACCGCCCACCGTCGGGTTGAAGCCCTCAGGGATAGAGGTAAGATTACTCAGGTCGAGATCACCGCCCACCGTCGGGTTGAAGCCCTCAGGGATAGAGGTAAGATTACTCAGGTAGAGATAACCGCCCACCTTTTCTTTTCCTGTAAATTGATCTTCTGTTAGATTATAACGGATTAAAAATTCTTTCTTGGTCATATTTGGTTTATGGTTTAAAAAATTATACTATACTTAATTGTATTCCCGGATGCGCTGGTTCTACCTTCTTTTTAATTTGCCAATACCAGACATTTATTTTTGATATTTGGCATTTGTCTTTAAAGGCTCTTTCGATCACCCCCTCTTTATTTAGACTGTTTAAGCTCCTTCCTACTGCGTTGGTTTCCATGTCAAGGTTAAAAGCAATCATTCCCCCGGACATAGTGCCGAACTTTTTAATCTGATCGTATACCTTAGCATTTTGAGAAGCTTCATATTCTCCTTCTACTACTTTGTGGTAACAGTCTATTGAAGTGGATTGCTGATTAATTTTCATAGGCTTAATCTTTAAGTTTTCCCCTATAAAAGAGAATAATATTTTCCATCTTATTTTTATAGTACTCGTCCGCGGTTGCAAATCCTTCAGAGTCTTGTTTCCAAAGAAGGTACATAACAGCCCTTAATCTTTGCCCCGGAGTTTTCTTTTGATCGCCTATCTCTACCTGCAAAGAATCCATTTGCTTCTGTTCTGCGTTGTCTATTTCGCTTTCCTTTATCATTAGATAAACAAATGACTGATGAAGCTTATCTATTATTAACTTCTGCTCAGTTGTTAATAGCTGAGTTGAAAACCGCAAGCTAAAAGACTTATCAGCCCTGGGTGTGTAATTTTCAAGTACAGCAGGTATTAAAAGTTTACTTATCATTTCAAAGTGAATTTGGGCGTTGTTGTGCTTTTTCTGACAGGAGGATAAATCTTAACTACCTCCCCGCTATCTTCATCAAGTAAAGTTTCGCTTCCTTTGATTGATTTTAAAAAAATTTCCCTTGCCTTTATCCTTTCCTTTAGTTCCTCCAACTCTTTCATGAGGCCAGAATAAACACTATCATTACAATTAGAATAATCATAAGTAATACCCGCCTCTGAAACTTCAATTTTGTACCCGTGATATTCCGTTCTTGATTTATCCTTTTCAAGCTCCTCGATTATAAAGGGCTTTAGAACTTCTTTTGCATTCGTACAGGCTTTGATTATAAAATCCAGGTTCGCCCCTTGTTTAATTGGATCTTCTTCACCGTCCATAACTTTTAGTGTTAGGTTGGTTACAATTCCCGCCAAAGATTGCTTTGACGGAAATAATTCGCTTACATTAATTATGTTGTTCATTTTGTTATGGCTAAAGATTTATCTAATCGGCTGTTAACTTCTTTTTTGATTCTTCCAAGAAACTCGACGGCCTTTTCATTGGTCTTCGATTTCTCAATCACATTCATGTAGCTTTTTATTTCTTCATCCGTGAAACATCCGCTATCTTCAAGGGATTTTTTAGCCTCTACAAAATATTTAGGATCTACATTTGGGTTAATCTTAGCAGGGGCTTTTTCTGTCTTTGCTTTTACCGGCTCAGAAGTTGGCCTTTGGTCGTTATCAATATCATCCTCATCCGTTGCTATATGAAAGAACTTTAAAAGGAAGTATCTTTCTGCATAAGTTAAAGCTGATCCCAGCCCTTTTTCCCAATCATTCTGACCATTAGCCCCGAAAAGATTAATGTCCATTTCTCCTGTTTCTGTATCAATCCAGGTAAATCTCATATCTACTTTAGAAAGGATCTCTGATTTTTTACCGCTCTTAGTGTCATAGTCCTGCCTTGTGTTCTCTATTGAAAGAACCTCCTGCTTTAAAAGCAATCCAAGATCATTCATTAAGGGTTTGATTATTCCCAAAACCTTGTCGCCTGTTACATAGGAATAAGTGAAAGACTTTTTGTCCTTGCTTAGTCCATTTACTTTCTTCTGTATTTCCAGAAGCTTTTGATAAAGATTTAATTTTTGATTTTCCATTTTTCTAGTTTTTATGCGTTAAACTATTTGTTTTAAAAAGCACCCCTACGTCCGAAGATTTCGGGGCGCAATTCACTCATTCTCTAATAAAAATTTATTAAGATGCTTCTTTGCCTCATTGTCGCACCATTCATTTACCCATTGCTTTGCTGTTGCCGTACTTACGTGGCTTCTTACATGCCTCATTTCAATATTGTATTTCAGCTTATTTACAAGGGTAAAAAACACCTGCATTTCCCTTTGATACTTCTTTCTGTTAATCCTATATTTCTTTATTGCCTTGTCATTCTTTGTAAGCAAGTGTATACTATTCATGCTGTCGGTATTTATAATCACCTTTGATATTCCAGACCACCCTGTAAAATTTGACAAGTGGAATAAGGCATTAGAAATCGTTTTGATCTCTGCATGAGTTGGATCTAAAGAATCCCCCTTTAATAATCCTGACTTACATATTTTACCCTCATTGCTTACCATCCAAAAGGCAAAGGCTCCTTTGTTGTGTTTGTGCGAATAAGATGCGTCTGTATTTATTGTAACTATCATGTTTGTTTTTAAAAAGGCCCCTACGCCCAACCCTAGAGGTTTCTGGGCCGAACCTTAACTACTCCTTTTTACCAACTCTTTACAGTTATATCTCCTGACACTTCAATTAGGGTATCTCCTTCGTACCAATAATATCCGTCTGAATGTTCTTGATTATTTAGAATACCGTTAAAATTGTATTCACCTATTAGCTTTCCCCCGGAGAATTGTTTTACATTATAGTACCTTGACCCCATTTGAACGGATCTCTCGAATGATGCACAGCCTCGTTGACAGCTTGTAAGAAATATAATAGCGATAAATGGTATTAATTTTTTCATTGGTTTTGGTTTTGGTTTAACTATTCTACTAACTATTTTTATTTTTTTTATTAATCTCAATTACCACTTGCGGGTTTAGCTTTTCTTCTCTCTCGTTTTTCATTATTCTAAAAATTACTTTCGCTTCTTCGCTATAATTATCATTAAGCTTCTTTTCAAGGTCTTCGATTTCTTCTTTTAATGTCATCATGATATTTTTTTAAAAGCTCCTTATCCCCCGGAAACATTTTTAATACTATAGCAGCAAGCCAAACAAGAATAACTACTACTCCAATTACTATAAGAGCTCCCATTATGCTGTTAAATTATTTAGTGCTCTATCTGTTGCCAGAATTTCAATGATGTCCTGATTGTCATTTTCCATATCCAATTTCACCAAGGAAAGCAACCTTATTTTATCTTGGCTACACCTTGGATCTGAAAGTTCTTTGGTGCATTTTTCTATTAGCCTTTGATTAGCCATATACTCTTCGTGGAGTAGTTTTTTCCTTTTGTCTGTCATTGTCATAGGTGAAAAAATTTATGGTTAAAAATTATCTACTCTTTCGTCCTCACATTTCATTTCCGCTTCATAATCTATTTTATCCTGCATTTCCTGAATGAAAAATGAATCATGTTCATGCAGTTTTTTAATATAGTCCGCTTTGTAGCAATAGAAAGGCAGTCCATTAACTTCAAGGATCTTTACTACTCCTTTTTCATAAGAGAATAGCACCACAACGTTTATATGGTTTTCTGTAATTATTGATTTCTTTAGCATAGGTTAAAAAGTTTATTTGTTTAGTTCTTCTTTTGCTTTTAAATCATTCACCACTTCTTCAAGTAGTTTTATGATCGCCAAATCCTGAACTTTGCCCTCTCGTGTATTTTTTACTTTAAGCACGTTCAGGGAAGAGTCTTTTTCGAATACCAGGTTTAGGTAATTGGGTGGAATTTGATCCTCGATCGCTTCAAGTCTGGCCTTGCAAACTTTTTTTAAATCCTCCCTATTGTTTATCTCCATTTTATTTTTATAAATTTGTATGATACAAATATACGCGAGTATGTATTATAATATATATCATTGATTATGATATACTTACTTTGATAAAAATATTTTAGAAATTGGATTATGTAAGGACACAAAAAAGCCCTTGAAATATCACTATCTCAAGGGCTACATTAACCCATGTGTCATAACACATTTACAATCTATAAATTATATAACAGATATATTGTACATTTTAAACAAAACGCTATGGTAAGATTTGACGAGAAATTGCACTATTTTAAAACTGCCTCCCTTAAAAATGTGGATAAAAGGCAAAATTTTGACAGAAATAATAAAAATATTACATTAAAAGCCTTATACTGCGCCCCGAAATCTTTCAATAAGCCAATGGAAACAGTATCACTTAATCAATTATTGCCTGCAAAAAAGGATTTGCGGATTAAAAAGAACAATCTTAAAAAGGAATGGGAAATATCCGATGTCTCCGACACTCAGCTATGGATGCAATCACGGGCGTTCAGGGGAATTATAGGAATCAAGATAAAAACCATCCGGGAGAAAAAAGGAATCAGCCAAGCGAACCTGGCCCTTCGCCTTGGATGGGATCAAGGGTATCAAAGCCGTATTGAGGGCGGGAAAGTAAACCTGTGCCTCGTTACCCTTGCAAAAATAGCCATAGTCCTTGATTCAATTGTGTTGTTTGAGGAAAAGAATGTAAAATAACATATATACAATAAACTACATATTTTATTTAGCATCTAAAAAGTAAAGGATCACGTCCTTCTTAAGTTCTGCCTTTAATTTTTGTTCTTTTGGGGTAAGATTCGGGACTTTTGTGGCGGGATCTTTCTTTTTGGCCTTTAAATACTTTTCTTCTTTCTCAATAAGCTTAACGAGCTTTAATGCCGATCTTTTTATATTATTCTTCATTGGAATGCAAATAACCGCAATTTCATTGAAATGTTTATAAAAAGTCGACAAAAACAGCTTTTTTGCATACTAATAGTTTATAGGGTTCGAATCCTTCCGAGTGCACTAAAAACTCAACAGGCTTATTAATTTAAGCCTTTTTTATGGTGGTTGTGTCAGAATTGTGTCAGCTCGAAACCAAAACTGCTTCCGCACCTTTAATTCCCATGATTTAGCGGTTTTTAAAATTAATGAAAAATAAATGTTCTTTTTTGTTGCAACTTGCAACAAAACATATTATCTTTACGTTATAGATTATAAACAAACACCAAAAGCCATGAAAAAATATAACGTATCAACAACCGATGGAAATATGACAATTGAAGCCGAATCTAAAAAAGATGCAAGAGTTAAGGCTGAAAGAATTATCAGAAATGACAATAGGTTATCTGGAGCAAAAGAAAAAATTGAATCTATAACCTTAGTAAAGGAATAATTGCATAATAAGCAATGTTGAACAATATTGTTAAAGTTGGCGAGCAAATTAAATATTTCCGCAAGGATAAGGGGATAAGCCTTGAATCCTTGGGACTTGATATTGGCTTAGATGGCTCAAACATGAATAAGATTGAGAAAGGACAGAACATCACACTCGCAACTTTATTTAAAATATTATCTGCGTTAAAAATAACGCCAAAAGATTTTTTCTATGAACTGGAATTGAATACAGATGAGTTTGAGAGCAAAAGAAAGCAATTCCCTGAGCTTGACTGCGTAGCTAATAAACTAGCAAATGAAACAGCCTATAAGATTAATTTTAGAATAATTAATATTGAATCAAAAATGCCATATAAAGCGCAGTACGTTTTGGAAGAAGTCATTAAAATTTTGAAAGATAAAGTTTAATTGAATGACCATAAACCAAGCCTTTGAAGACCTCATTAAGCACTGGAAAGAATACCCGAAAGAGTTTAGGGATAAACACAGGCATATAAAAAGCCGATACCCTGATGTAAATACTATTGCTATGAGGAATGCCTTGCTAGAAGCCGGATATAAAGAGGATTGGAAGAAATAAGGAATTGTGTCAGGGATTTTGTATATTTAGTGTATGAGAACCGATTTTACCGATATTTCAATAGTTAAGCAAAGAGTTAAAGAACTAAATATTGCAGAAACGAATTCATTGACATTTATGGCGGCAGTAGTAATATTATGGGCCTGTGAAAACCAAACATGGAACATAAGAAGAATTGCGGAAATTTCTGATTATTCAAAGCGTGATGTGCGCTTTTTTATTGATAACCTAAATAAGCATAATTATATAAAATATTGGAACTTCTATTTGCCTGAAGAAGAAAATAATATATTTGGTTTTACTATTGCTGCTATGATTGCAGCGGGTGAATTTACAATATTTAATGCACGATAATTTAACTAAGGAACTATACGGGTAATTTTGTATATTTGCATAAAGAGAGGCAGGAAGTGTTCTCTGGATAGGCTCTTAAAAGCGAGCAGGACTACACCTCTGAACAGGCCTCCTTTTTTATCTTATGAACTCAACAGAAACCCATTTTCAAAGCTCTGAAAAATTAACCTATGAAGCTTTAGCAATAGCCTTGGAGAAAGCTAAAACTACTATTCAGGCAAAGGATGCAGAGATAGAGTATTTAAAAGCGGATCTACGGGCAATACAAAAAATAGTCAAAGCAGCCGATCTTTCCCCAGCTATGAAAGAGAAAAACGGAATGGATGCTTTTAAAGAGAATTTATCCTCCTGAAGCGACAAGAACAATAGCAACCACCCCAACGACTGCAAGTCCGATAACTACTCCTTTACCAACTTTCTTTGCCCCCTTTCCTATCTTCTGAAGTATCTTTCCGGCCTTAGTCTTTTCTTTGACCTGAACCCCTTCGGGAGCTATTACGATCTCTTTGGGTGTTTCTCCGTTTTCGTTTTCTGTTAAAGCTATTGGAGTCTCGATAATCTTTTCTGTTACTTGTCCTAAAGTATCGACTACATCCTCCGTTAAATGTCCGTCCTCAATTTTAACATCTATGATTATATCTTTCTTTTCGGCCTGTTTTCTTAAAGTAGTGTCTTTCTTTTTATAGACCTTTTCTTCTTTTGGAGCTATATTTGGCTTGACTTCAGGAACTACAAAGTTTCCAGGAACGGTATCAATTTTGGGAGTATGAATTATCTGAACCTTTTCTTTTTCCGTTACCTCGCACCCTTTCCAGAATATAATAATAATGGCAAGTATTAAGATCAACATTTTAGGCCAATGGCGTTTTATCATTGTTTTGGTATTTCCTTTTTAGATGAAAAATATTTCTCTGCAACAATAGCTCCAAGTCCAGACATAACTATAAAGGAGTTATCCTTTTTGCCGAAGGCTTCCCGTTCTCATCAAGAAAAGTACATTTAAGCCAGTTCCACATAATTACTATGTTTTACTTCCCTGAAGTGTTAGGCGACCCAACTATAATTATTTTTGGAATGCTGCCATATTTAATAATATAATTCATTTCGCTTACAGAGGTGTTTATAGTTGTGTTATACATAAGTTTATTGTTTTGAGTGAATATTATTGAGTCTCTTACTGGTACGTTTATCATTTGATTATCATTAAAGCTTTATTATAAAACTCAAGTCTTTGTGGGTAGCCATTAAACCCTCCATTTATCTTATAGCATATCCATTCAAATTTTGTAAATAGTCTGCCATTTGGGTATGCTCTGTTTTTAATGTTGATAGTCCATCCTTCTTCATGGTCTGCCACTTGATTTAACCCTTTATATTTCCAGAACCAGGCTGAGGCTTTAAAACCGTAAATAGGATCTTCTAGCAATTCAGGCTTGGAAATTAAATCTAATCCTAATGCAAGGCCACAAAGTTTATACATTCCCTTGCCGGTAATTTGTATGGGTCCTCTGCCTTTATATTTTATGCCATCCCCAGGTTTGTCATTTCCTAAATCAACCCTTCCTTCATATTGCTTTCCATCTGATAATTCTTTCATATAAAGGAATGATTGTGATTCATGAAGGAGGTTAACTGTATAAGCCCTTACTCGATTCGCTGTATTAATTTCGAATTCCCGCATACCTTCATTATAAGGATTCAAATTTAAATCCAAATTATGAACATGTGGAGAAATTGATTTTAACTGATCAGCGGTTATCATTTTTGTTTCTCTAAAAGTATTTCAAGAATCTTCTGATTGCTTCCCCGGATCTCCCTAACATCGTTTTGAATATTTAACATATCCTGGGAACTAGCTTTTTTCTGAAGCTCTATTTTAATATCAACGATTTCGGCTTTATGATCTTCGTGCTTACTGAAAAGCTCTTTTATGTCTCCCTTTGTTCCATAGACGAATGTTGCACAGGAGATAATTAGAGTAACGATAATACTCCCAAATCCCCAGAACATCTTCTTATTTAGCTTAACCTCGATATTTATTGCCTCTTCGTTGCTCATTTTGCATCCTCGGTTTTTTGTCCTTTAAAAATTTGTACTAGCTTGGTAATAGTTTCAAGTGTTGCAAGTCCTAGAAGAAGCCAAACGGTAATTGTAGTAATAGTAAAAATATATTCATACATTCCAATTACTGCGGTATCGACGGTTGTTATAGGAGCAGGCATTCCATTAATTCCTGACTTGTGAATAATATATTTAAACTCATATAGATAAAACCCTATCATTGCAGTTAACAAAACGACTACGAAATAAAATGAAGTTGCCCTCTTTGCACTCCCCTCTCCATCTAATCCAATGATAGTTCCTTTTAAAATCTCTAAAATTCCTCTACTTTTTACTTCAGGTTTTTGTGTTTCGTTTTCCATAAGTTAAGGTATTAAAGAAATTATTTGATTTTTTATGTCTAATCCCATTTGCTCATATCCTGCCGCATCAAAGTGTACATTGTCTGATTGTAAAGTATATGAATCTGTATTTATTAAGTAGCAATTAGAAACAGAAGTAGCAACTGTGGCCTCAGCTGACGCAACTGTTGACCAGTAAGGGTACGCAAAAACAGTTCCACCGCTTGTATAAGCTCCATTGCCAGCAACGGGTATTGAAAAGGTAGTAGTTGATAAGACCGTAGCTATTGCCGTAGTGTTGGCTGCCGTATTGCCTACAACTCCCGTAATTCTTACACTCTGACCTGAAGTAATATTGTGAGCCGCGCTTGTTGTGATCACAATAGGATTAGCGTTTGTTGCACCTGTTATAGAAGTTCCAGCGGTCGCATTATTGATACCATTATGAACCTGTAGAATAATGAAAGGACAATTACCGCCTGTGTTTAATCTCAATTGAGAAATAAAATTTGTAAGATTTGTTTGATAGGCATTTGCTGAAGCGAGAACTCTACTATCTGCTTCACCTTGAATCCAAATAATAGCATCTAAAACGGGTCTACTTTTATTAGCCCATAAAAATGCCATTGCTTCATTAAAAGTACTAGTTGCTTTATCATATAATTCTCCTCTATTAGAAATACTCCAATCTCCATTTGCATTTGAATCTGAAGCCAGAGATGTTCCAGGCCAAACATATTTAATTATATTAATTGTATCGTTATAATAAGCCTGAAGTTTATATCCTAAACTAAATTCACATCCAAATGTCGCACTTCCTGAACCTGAAGGATATAAATTATTTGAAGTCGTAAGAGTTGAAAATGCAGAGCCATCCCAAATTTTAACAGAAGTATTTGGCGTATTATATTGAGCCTGTAAATTAGCATTTGGAGCTTCACCCACTCCGTTGCTTTGTGCTATTATAAGAATATTTCTAGCCATTATACCGCCCTCCCTCCTGTAATCACGCTTTGGTTATATTTATAAATCGCTGGATAAAGAATTTTCAAATCTCCTGCCGTAATTGCGGTTTTTGCAATAAGAAAAGTTATAACTTCTCTATTTGTAAAGAATGTCGGAGTTCCATCAACATTTGAGCATCCTACATAAACTTCATTTGTCGTCATATTTCCCGCTACACTAACCGTACTTCCTACATTTACAGCATTCCTTGTAATTACTCTATTGCTGCTTGAAGAAGTATTTACACCCCAAAAACCTGAAGAATCAGATGTTGCAAATATTAGTCTTCCGGTTGTATTGTTATACATATCGCTAAGAGTATTTCCAGAACCATTCTTTGCTGTAAAATTGAAACTTGCCGTATTGTCTGCTTTTTGTGCTCCATAATCAAAACCGGAAACAGAAGTATTATTTCTCATGTATATTGCCGAAAAATGATTAAATTGGGTTAAATCTGTATTAGGAATAAGCCCTGTTTTTAAATACTGATCAACTCCATTGAATGCCCAGCCTTTTTGTGAAAATGTAGGACTTTTACCTATAGCATAGGTAAGCGTATAATTCGTATTCATGCAATTGATCAATGAAGCACCTAAAGAGGATGGAGAGACTAAATAAAATGCCCCTGTCTGTAGTTTTGAATAAATAGAGATAATATCTTTAAAAAAAATATTAACTGCCTTGCGCTCTCTTTCATCAGAGATCCAAGCCCTATCTATATAATCTTTTGCAGGTTGAAAATATGTATTATTATATAATCTGCTTATCATTAGAAGTTCTCAACTGAAAGTTTAATATAAATTTTCTGACCACTTGCAGGAGTAAATGCATCAAGTGTTTCTAATAAACCATAAATAGTTCTACTCGATCCAGTCGGAAGATATTTTAATCTAATATCATCTCTTTGAGTTGAAGCTCCTGTGCTATTCGTTGGATCTTCTGTTGCCACAGCAAAAAAATCTATCGTGCCCAGTTTTGTTGCTTTATTGGCATAAAGAGACAAATAAGGTGAATTATCATTTATTGCTGTTGGCGCAGTATCAAACAAGTGTAGCCTAAATCTAGAAGTGCAGGTCTTTTGATCTGTTAACAATAAAGCTTTTACTATGTATCCTCCCACTCCATTTGTCCTGGACAGGTTTGTAAAAGTAAAAACAACCGTCGGAGAAGATGTTGAATCTGAAATAGCATCTAAAGCTGTATAAGCTGTTGTATCTGCTGGTCGGGTTAATTCAACCCCGACAGAGTTTTCTTCGCCGCCAATTTTACCTATATGATTTTCTCCTGCTACCGATAAAACCGAATTATAAATATTGCCATCATCCATAACAACGTATAGCTTATCGGTATCAGCCATTGCCGAAGTATCATAAGCTAGAGTTAAAACAGGGCTTGAATAGGTTCCCCCTAACGATGGATTTGATATATTGTATATTACCACATTTGAAGTGGCATTAATAATGGCTAAAATTTTATCAAGTGTTGCCGGGATTGTGCTACCTGTAAAGGTTACAGTTTTAGCTGTATGGTTAAATGTGTATGTTGCTGGTATTTTCATCCGAATATAATTGCGTTTATGAAGGCTGCGCCGTCAGTGTATGATTTATTTGATGCTTGTGTCGAAGTCGTAGGCGTTGGAACTATAGGAGAACTTGAAAATGTCTTTACTCCTGCTATTGATTCGGTTCCAGTGTTGTGAACTACTACGCTGTCTTCTGCCTTGGAATTTAACTGGGTTTGAATTTCAGAAGATACACCGGACAAATATCCTAATTCAGTAGGAGTAACAGACGAAGAAGTCAAATCGCCCGTGCCATTTAAATAAGGAACTGTTGAAACAGTTAAACTAGGAAATCTCGTTGTTCCTGTTATTGCCAATATTCCTGCGGTTCCAAAATCTATGTAGGCTGTCGCAGCAAGATTTCCAACCCTTCCGTTGTTGTCAAGAACAAGTGCGTTGATTCCTGTAATATTATTGCTTCCCAATTGAAGGTTTCCGGTCATTTGAACGCTGCCATCAGCAAGCAAGACATTAACTAAAGCTGCAACAATAGAATCGTCCACATATTTTTTATGTGTTATATCTCCGTTGGAATTAATTGTAACAAGTGTAGAATATCCTAATTTCCCCTGAATAGCAGTATCGCCAAGCATGTTAACGCCTGAGTCTGCGAGATCCTGAAGTATGGCTTGAACTATTGGCCCGGTTATGGCTCCGATGCCATTGGCTGTAATCTGTGCAACTATTTCATTGACGAGATCTGATCGGTTTTTTACTGACACGTTTCATGGCAATTGTCGGTCTTATAGAGTATTTGGTAGTTAACCACGAATAAATATTTATTGAAATCAAAGTCTTTTTTTCCTGTTTCTTCGGCTATTATACTATTGGAGTCATAATTGATGTTATTTATAATAACTTCTGATTTTTCTATGTTTGCATTTCCCATTCTATTAATGATATGTGTATCAAAATCTATCTGATCCGAATAACACACTAATTCAATAGTAGAAGCAGCAGTATATATTCTCGTTTTGCCTCGTTCTTGTAATGTTTTAAAATCAATCTGCTTGAATTTATGGTAAAAAAAAGATGAATAACTATCATCAATTATTACCTGGTTTTTACTTTTTATTTCAAAGTTTTGCTTTTCTTTTTCCCTTGTCGTTTCTTTTGTAAGTCCATAGAATTTATGCGTTCCCTTAATATTAACTATCAGGTCTTCGTTTAATGAATCTACTTTACTTATTAAAGATTTCATTTATTTTTATTCTTACTTTTTCCTGAATTAATTTAGCTTCGCTATCCGATAATTGGAAAATCGTTCCGAATTTTCTTTCGTTCCAATCGGCTTTATCGGAGGAAAGCTGACCCTTAAATCCTATAACATAGCCCGTCTTACCTTCCGGTGCGACAATAAAATCGCCCATCATATCACCAGAAAACGTTAAATCTATTTTATCAATTTCTAAACCTTTTTTTACCCTCTTCTTTGCATATTCTTCTGAATAAGGCGTTGACAAAATAACTCGCGTTGTTGTTTTTTTTCTTTTGGAAAATATTTTTCCTGTTTTAAAATTTTTATGGGCTGCTATATTATTTTTATCTGATTTAATTGGCGTACCATCAGCTTTTAATCCTCTTTGCTGTATTCTGTCAGAAATAAGAACAACCGTATCAAGTGCGATTTCTCTTAATAATTTATCCCCCTGAATGAGTTGAGCAAGCTCGCCTTTTATATTATTTTTAAATTGTTCAATATTTGTTTCTACTTTGAACACTTGGGTTTTAATTTAATTTTTACTTCCTGTTTTGATATATCAACTTCAGCCTTTCTTTTAAGCTTCCCTTTTGTTAATCTCGCCTTATGGGCTTCTTTGTGAATTTCTGAATCATCTGAATTAAGGGAAAATCTCATTACTTTTTTCATGGCATCATACTTTTTGTGGCTACCTTAAATGTTTCTTCACAATCAAAACATAAAGATTCGCCTGTTAATGGGATAGAATTTAAAGCTCTTTTCAAATTACTCTTATACCTATCTTCAAAAATCAACCTTGATTCTTCAGTTTGCTCCAAATTTGAAGCAGTATAGAAGTTTAATCTTGGGCTGTTTCTCTTATGTAGAAGCATTTCAGCCCCAAGTAAATATAATAATGCCGATTTTAAGAACTCTCTATTATCATATAAAAATTGGTCGATTGAACATCTAATTTCAGCATCAACAGTAACCCCTTTGCCGATTCCTGTTTTAATAATATTGGAATATTGAGGGGTTGTTGTAGAATCGAAAGTAGCCGGATAAAATTGAAAGAATCCTCTAAGTGCTACATAGCCAAAAGTGTTTTGAGCTGCACATGCCATGTCAGAATCATACCAATAATAATAATCATTGAGCGTCTGAATGGAATCAAAATTAGTCGTATCAACCCCAATAAACATTTCCAGAATCCGATATTTAAGCGGAAAAATTTCTTTTATATCAATATAATTCAGTCCAATTATAAGATCAATGCTATCATTATAAAGAACCGATCCATCGTTCAAATCCCATACTTTAATTGTAGTCGTAACAACCTGAGAAGAATAAACCCAAACCCCATTTAATCTGTATTCAGCATATTTGCTTTCTGGAACCATTTGATAAATTCCAGTATAAACAGAAGAAGCAGGAACCGGAATTAAAGCATTAATTTGACTTTTGATTAATCGCCTTGTCTGATAGATAATAGAATTAAATTTAATATATTCATACATTAAATTAATGGTATCATCCTTTAGTCTTCTAATGGCGTTTTTTTGAACGTCTGCCCAAACTCCTGCAAAGTTTATTTGTTCTGAGTTTGCTATTTTATCAACAAGCTCAGTACTCATTCCCGGAAGCTCATTAATATAATCTCCGCTTTCCGGTGTGGGAAGGTTGCAGTTTTTTAGGCCGATATAGTTCGTAAGATCCACAGACATAAGCAAAGCCCCAATGAAGGGGCTTTTTAATTATGAAATGACAAATTTTACTGTTTTTTGACCTGCGATTCCAACGGAGTTTGCGCCTTTAATTACAATTGTGTAAGTTCCTGCTGCCTGAGAAGTAGTTCCTGTCAAAGTAATATAAGGCCCAGAATAACTCAAAGTTAATCCAGTTGGCAATGTTCCGCTAAGAACAGAAACAGAAGCAAGGTTATATCCTGTTTGAAGTCTTGCATTAAGTGATGATACGTTTCTGGTCAGATCAATTTCATCAGATTGACCAGGAACAATCGTTCCGGTAGACCCAGACTGATTACTGAAACTTACTGATTCTCCATCGAATAACTGTGGACAGGTTGCCAAATCATCAACCGAGGCAGAATAGTTAAGAGGGTTTGATTTCTTAGCCCATGTAACTGCAATTTCGCCTTCAATAAATGTTTGGTTATCGTCTGTTATTTTTCCTGTAGCCTCAATAGATACAGGAGCATTTGTTACTACCCATCCATAGGTATCAGTAAAGAAATAAATATCAAAATTGGCTGCTTGGCTTTCCATGTCGATCCAATATTGAGCATTTGCTACATAGCTAAAATCAATAAATGATAAAGCGTGTGCTTTGCCTGTCATTCTTTTTAATTGCTTGCCTAATCCTTTTCCGAAAGTTGCTTTACCACCATCGTAAGAACCTGAAACATTTCTAATAACATAAGCATTACCAAGTAACTCGGCCGCTAAAATATCCGATACCATTGATGTCGTTGAAATGCTTGTTCCTCTTTTTACAAAGGCAGCATGTACGACCTTATTCAATTCATCGGTAACGCAATCTTCGCAACTACGTGCGGGTATATTGCTACATGAGAATAATGTTGACATATAAGTATGTTTATAAGAAAGGCCGGTTTCCCAGCCCTTCTATTGTTGATTAAAGAACTCCTGCTATTGCTTTGAACACTCCATTTACTCCATTCAATCGGTCTGATGCTTGGAACATATTAGTTGGAGAAACATAAAGGTCAAAATGAACTCCTATGATAATATCATAAGATTCTGTTACGCTATTGCCAGAACAAGCATTTGGAATAACTCTCATATCATATACAAGCCCCGGAATTACTGGATCAGGAATTGTGCCTCTTTCAATTGTTGCTATTGGTCTATTAAATCCTGGGCCAACATATTCGTTATAAGAAGCGAATTGCATAGATCCAGGCATATATATTACAAATCCATTTGCATCACCAATAGATTCTGTTCCTATAGTAAAGTCTTTATAATATTTGAAACCTGCGGGATTTGCTCCTGACATTTTGCCAAAATCAATACCATTTAAATTACAACATCCATAGTTAAGGGCGTTTGCAGCCAAATCAAAAGCTCCCTCGCCAACTACAAATGGCTGACCTGTAAATCCAACTCTTGACATGTGTTGTTTAAGTTGGTTAAAACCGCTGAATACAGGAGCACCTTCTTGTAGGCCAGTATCATTATTGGCTCTATAAACATTATACGTATTTATAGTATTACCTCCTTGATATTTACCAAATTGAAGATTTAATGCAGTATGTAAATCTGTATTAATAGATTGTCTTAATGCATCAAAATCCATTGCCATTTCCATAACAATTTCCCCCATTAATTGTAATGGATAAGCGTTACCCTCCCAAGTTCTAAAATCAATTCCTTCAGGTCGCACAAGTTGACTTGCGCTATCGCAAAGCAATCTAATGTCGGATTCCCTTACATTGATAGTATGTTGACGATAAGAGTTAACAGTAAATGTTTCTTCTTTATATGTTTTTGGAGTGCCTGAAGCACAATCTTTAGAAGAAGAAGTATCGGAAGGAGTTGCTCTTTGTTTATGTTTGATACGAACGGTTTTTGGATGACCGCTATCTGCACCAACGTTCTGAATAACTGAGTTTGGTTGCCTGTTTGCAGGATCAAAAAGAGAACCAAGGAACCCTACTTGAGTTTCTAAATTATAAGGCGCACCATCTTTTAGAATTTCATCTAAACCTATTAATATTGCCGGACATACGGCATTTGTTTGAATAATTGACATTTGGAATTGACGTTAAAAACGCCTGAATCACAAATTCAAAACAGCTTATAAACCTCCTTGATCCTTTAGGGATTTTTCTATTAGAGATTTTACAGGGTTTGAACGTGAAGTAGTATTTGGCTGATTTCCCAACGAGGGAGCCACGTGTTTTTGATGGGTGTTCGGTGTCTGTGTTGGAGATACCGCTAAAAATTTGTTTTCGGCTGCTACTTTTGCCGCTAATTCTGTAAAGATAACTTTTTTATTTGAATTATCAAAATATTCAAATTCTGTATTTTCGGCTTTAACAACTTTTGGTTTTCCTTTATCGTCAAGAACAACCTTTGCATTCATTTTATCAAGCATTTTATTTAATGCTATTCTTGAAAGTTCGGGTCTTATTTCTGATGGATAATTATCTGACCATTTAAATGTATTGAATGCAGAATCAATTTCCTTATCAAGAATATAATTATTATGCTCTTGAATTTTTTGCGCTATAGCATTATTTTTTTCTTCTTCTTTCTTAACTAGCGTTTCCCTTAATTTTACGATTTCATCATTTAGGGCTTTTTCTGCTTCCTTATCTCCTGATTTTTTTGCAATAGTAGCTTCTTTTTGAATTTCTGCAATTCTATCTTTTAAAAACTGACCGAAAATCTCATACTTTTTACCTGAAGACCGTTCTTCTTTCAATTGTTGCTTTTGCTCATCTCCGAATTCAAAGACATCAGCAAGCTTTAACATTTCTTTATCTGATCCTGCATACGCCATTGCGTAAAAATAGTTTTTTATAGTGGTATTATTTTTGGCCGCATCTAATGACATAAGGCCGCCGAACGCCTCGGACACCTCTCTAGGCATTTCTGTTTGAATTGATAAAATATCGGCAAACTGTGCCTCTTTTGGATCGTACCCTGCTTTTTGAATAAGATCTTTTAATATTTCTCCTAATTTTGAGCTCATCTTTATTTTACTTTAGGTTGTTTTACTAATTTCTCTTTTGCATTTGGCTTTTCAATTATAGTGTCCATAATTTCTATGGATTCTTCTATTTGATTTTCTATGCCATAAAACGTTCTTTTTTCTTCATCACTGGCATATCTTACGCCTCTCCATGTGATATGTCTTTTAGCTTCTTCAAGGTTTAATTGCTGTTCTGCTGTAAATCTTGAAACCTCTACTGGGATATAATCATATCCAACTGTACCAGCTCTATGAACTGGCCTAATTACTAATACTACATCTAAACTGTCTTGCATATTTTTATTTATTTAGTTTCTAATTGAACTTGCTGTTAAATCCTGATTAATAATTGAAGGATATATGGCAAATGTTTTAAGTTTTTCTTTCTCCTGAATATCTGAAAGAACCCTATCTATTGAATCGTAAAGATCTTTCGTATTTTCGAGTATAATATCTATGACTGAATAATCCACTGCATATGCATGTGTAAGCCAGCATCTTTCGGCTTTATATAGTCCAATATTTCCAGACTCGGCAATCTTTTCTTTTAATGCTTTTGTGTCGCCTCCAATTACTCCTTTGTCATAATTCCATTGCCCCAAATAAAGCATATCATATTCTGGTAGTTCTTTATAAAGAGATTCAAATATTTCCTTAAACCCTTCGCAAAAAAGTGCATCATCTTCCAATATTAAGGTTTTCTTCCATCCTTCATTTTTAATCCTTTTATAAATTTCCCTGTGCGACATAAAGCATCCGATTTCACCCAAATTCAATTCTTGACCTTTAGGGCAATTCATGGAAAAGTCTCTATATTGAGGTTCGTTCCATGAAATTTCACCTCCATAAATAGCACAGAACCTTTCCGCCTCAATATTTTGAGCCTTCAGCCTTTCCCTCATATTTCTGAATCTATCCGAACGATTTTTAGAGTTTATCCAGAATATTTTATCAAACTGCTTCATCTTTTCTTCTCTCCAATATGAAAACATCTATGATAGTCTTCTCTTTTCCCTAGGTACGAAAACCATAATGCACTATTATTATTTAAATAATGATTTCTTATATCATATTCCCCGAAAGGCGTAAAATCCTGAACCCACTTTCTTTTATATAGTGATGGATTAAAAGTAAAATGGTCTTTGTGTAATACCACATCAATTCCAGAAACATTTCCTGGCCTCCATCTCTCCGGCCTTGTATTCATTAGACTTCCGGCAGCCTTTTCATCATCAAACCAAGGTTGACGAACTATTGCGCATTGAACTATAATAGGACTTTCAAGAACAGTCATTAAGTCATGAATATTTATCCGTTCTAAAAACACAAAGTCATTTTCCTGATGCCAAACATAATCTGCATCTTCAGGAATTAAAGACCATGCTTTTTTAACCGTTGCGTTTACACCAAGATTTTCTTCATTAAACACCACTTCATCAACCTTGTATTTTCTACATAACTTTTTAATGGTTTTTTCATCCCTTTCTAAGGGCCAATCGTCAAGTAAGATTTTATATATTTCCGCATCATTAGGAAACATGACATTTTCTTCAAAGCTTTTTAAGGTCTTTGCTAAATAATCGTTTCTGCCATCGTTAATTATAATTACACAGAATTTCATCTTATAAAAATTAGGTTCTCATGGTTTTTATGATGCAATCTCATTTCATACTTTCCACAATAATGAATATATTTTTCATCCTCTTTTGAGTTCGTTTCCACTATCAGCATTTTACATTCTACTTCTCTTAAATTAATTTGAGTTAATACTTCATAGTCTAATCCTTCAATATCAATTGTTATCAAATCAAATTTTTTATAAGGAGATCTCGAAAGAAGTGTTTTGAATGTAATAGCATCAACAGTAATCGGATTAAAGTCTGTTCCCGATCCTATCCAACGGCTCATTTCTGAAGGCTTAAGGGTAGACAAAAGAGAAAAATCTTCCTTAGTTATATGTGAACCTGACTCGAAAAACTCCAATTCCCCTTCGACGTTTGAAACCGCAATATTCATCATGACAATCTTTTCATTCTGGCCGTGAAGCTTTTCAAGTCTCCTGAATGCTTCTTTTGACGGTTCAACTAAAACTCCTGACCATCCGCATTCAATTACTTTTAATGAGTTGCTTAAGGTCTTTCCATCGTTCGCCCCTAGGTCTAATACAGTTCCGTATTTGCCTTTGAAATAATCGAGTATAATTTGTTCTTCTGCTCCCTGGCTGTACATATTATTTCCATGAAAGGTAAAACACGATAACGCAAGCTAAAGCCTCCAAAACTGAAACATAACAGATAAGAATGTTCATAATCAATAGACATGAAATAGCTTTTAGTATTTTCATGATTTATGAATAAGGTTTGATATTTTATTAAATTCATCCTTTGATAAGAATTTGCTTTTATCTGTTTTCTTCATGATAGCAATACATTCCCATCCTGTATCTATATTGTTATAAATCGGGTGCTCGAATATTTCCAGTACTTCTAGCTTGCATGATTTAGCGTAAGATTTCCAGAAATCAAGGGTAAAGAAGTGATGGCCATGTCCTGGGAAATTTCCAGTCTTTGGGTTTTTATGAAGCATAACCCCGCCTACGGCGCAGAAACCAAAAGTATTTCTTAGGCTATTATAAAGATCTTCAACATGCTCAGTCGTTCCCGCGTCCGTGACAATATCAAATTGTCCCAAATCTTCAATAATGGGTTCTGAAAGATTTAATGCTAAAGCCCCATCTTTGCCGTTTTGATCGATGCTTGTATGATTATATCCTAATCCTATAAAATGCTGTTTTGCAGAAATATTTTGAACATCTGCAAGGTTCATTTCCTGATTTCCTAATTCAAGCATCCTGCATCCTTTAGGAGCATATTTTAGTATTAAATTATATCCGTAATATTCTATCATAAACCACGCATTGTTAAAATTACTTTGTCTAAATCAGCTGGATAATAAGATGAATATTCCCCTGGCTGAGTCATTTTTAAACCCATTTTATTTAATATCAAACTTGCTGCGCTCTGATCTTGTCTATGGAATTTAAATCTTGGATCTCTGCTCTGATTGTCATGTTCACGTGATCCGTGAAAAGCTCTTTCTTTAGCTGCTTTAATCCATGTTTCAATAAATTCTTTTCCTTGTGGGTTAGCCATATTTACACCAAACATTGAAGTGCTACAGTCAGGAAACTTCTCAGCCTCGTCCCTTGTAACATCAAAATAATCCAGGCATAAATCAGAACAACATTGAGCGCAGTTGTAACCCGATGACCAGAAATAATAACCGTTATCATTTATATAGTCAAAAATTGGCTCTACTGGTTTTACAGGCCATACAGAACAATCAGCCCAAAATATAATTTCATAGCCCTTTTTAATTGCTTCTTCAAAAGCTGCTGCCTTAATATTGTAAGGGCATGACTTGTCGTAGTTTTCATTAGGCCATTCATTACACCATGTTAAAATATCATGTGAGAACCCGTGATGGCGCAAGGTATCAACAAGCCTTTTCTGGCCTTTCCAATACCAACCTCCGAGGGCTGCATTAATTAAACATGCCTTCTTTTCTGCCTCCATTTAATTAAAACCATATTTTTTGTTGTGATCTTCTTTCGAGCTGTATTGATAGAAGTAAAGAACCTGGTCAATAAAATTTTCTGTCTTAATCAATGATGCTAGTCTCATACAATACTCATAATCTTCTCCGAAGCGCAGGTCTTTAAAGCCTGTCTGCAATGCTAACGACCTTAAATGCGGTGTTTTATGGTAAATATTTCTTACATATCTAAATCCATCGACATTTTCAGCCCAATTATTATAAACTCGGGAAGCTTTTGCCCTTCCTGTGTATTCCCCGTCGTAATAGCAGTCAATAAGAAACCCTATCGCATCGGCTCCAAGGTTTTTAAGGATCTGATTTATATAATCTGAACTTACAGTGTCGTCATCATCCACAAAGACGATATATTCTCCCTTTGCCTGCTCGATTAGTTTATGCCTTTTTCTTCCTATGGATATTTCCTTATTATCCTTTGCTATAATTATCTCGACTATTTCGGCCTCTTTATTTATTGCCTCCATTTGAGGAATTAAAATATCTCTAAGCCTTTGAAGCTTTTCTTCTCTGCCTGTTACCGTTGGGATTAAAATTGATAGTTTCATTTAAATCCTCCCTTCTTTCTATTATTATAATTCAATTCATCTGCTCCCCAATACGCATCATTCCTTAAATAAAGAGCATCCGATTGAAGTCCTGCAACCCAAGAAGGATGTTGATGCTTTACGATCATATGAGGGATGCTTTTGATTTTGCCTTGGCTGGCTGCGACTTCTGTATATTCATTATCGCAGAAAAATGACTTATAAGAGGGATGATATATATAATTGTATCTGTCGTAATACTTTCTGCCAATTATTGAAAGTGTAGAAATAAAGCTTTGCGCTCCGTCATGATACCATAAACATCCATCGGTATCAGGGTAATTGGCTTTCATATCGCCCCTAATCCTGTCATCCCATCCTCCGGCTTTACACTCCATATCGTCAGAGATTAAAATGATAATATCCCAATCATTAGCTTTTTCAATATCTCGATTGCATGCTTCGATCTTATTTGCAGAAGTGCCGGATATTAATTGGACGTTTTTATGTAATGATTCAGCCTGTTTAATGACTTCGTATGTCATTGTTTCGTCATCTGAATCGTAAGAAATCAGGTATTGGATAAGATCGTTGTTTGAAGCTTTGCTAATGTAATCCCCTAATGTTTTTAGGAACTTTTGAGGTCTTGTCCTTGTAGGAAATTTGCAAAGTATTTTATACATAAAATCTGTATAACTAGTTGTTTTATGTAAATATATATTTCCCACATGTGTAAAAATAAATATATATAATGTATTGTATATTTTACATTAATTGTATATTTTAGCATAGTTGTATTAAATAGTGATACATATTATGATGGCAGCAAAAAAATTAAATGGCATTTCCCCAGACGAACAGCAGGTAACCTTTGTCATAAAAACTAAACAGAAGGAAAGATTAGATCATATCGCCTGGTATGAAAGAAGAAAGAAAAAGGAAGTTGAACAGGAGGCGGTGGCTCTTTATTTGGAATCTAAAAAACATATCCCGGAAAAGCAATGACCACCAAAATAAACACGGTAAGATATAAGAATGCGCCTCTTTCGGTTTATAAAAAGGAAAAGTATGTTAAAATATCTGAAGGTTGGGCCGTTTTGGAGGAAAATATTCAAAGGAAAGAAATATACCTCAATACAGTTTTTAAAGGGATTGTTATAACCGGAAGCATAGTATATGAACGAAAATAATAACAACTATGAGCGTATTAATAAATCTTGCAATTGTGTTCGTGGTAGTAACTGTATTGTTGTTAATCATGGCTTACATTATTATTAAAATTACAGATGACGACGACTTCGGCGGCCCTTCTGATGTCCGAGACTATCCTTTTTACCTATATAACAACGAAAGCGGCTTTTAAACAAAAAACTATGAAAGAAATAAAAATTCTATTAAAAATTCTTGGCTCTTTAATTGGGATAGTGGCTGGATTAATCATAATGACTTATTCGTTTAAAATGATAAGCGCAAAATCCACAATTGAAAGTCTTGCAGGATTGCTTTTACTGATTCTGCTAATATCGTCTGTCGTAGTGATAGGTATTAAAATTTTTAAATCAATTAATAAACAACTAAAAACCAAAACAAATGAAAAAACTCTTTAACATTTCACTTTTTGTATTGCTGTCAATTAATCTATTTTCCTGCCGTGAAAAAATAGACGCGGGAAGTGTCGGGCTTTTAATATCTCAGTATGGGGACGATAAAGGACAGGGCGTAAAACTTGTGGCAGGAGCTACATGGTATAATCCAGCCACAGAGGATGTGGTAGAAATTCCAGCTTATGTACAGCACAAGGAATATCAAACTTTTGTGGTAAGTGATTATGATGGATCTAATTGGGATGTAAGTCCTAAATTAAATTACAGGATTAATACTGAAATGGTTGCCAATATTTATAGAAAATACAGGCAACAGTTACCAGCCTTGGAAGAAGGAGTCATTAAAACAATTATCCAAGAATCCTATAGAATTGTCTTTAATAATTATAAAACCGATTCTATTTTAAGAAGTAGAGAACTTATTGAAAGACAGGTTAAAGCTTCTATAATTTCCACACTAACAAAAGAAGGTTTTATAGTAGAACAGATTACTTCTGGCATGAAGCCACCTTCAGCCATTATGAATGCCATTAATGCTAAAAACAAGGCAGTTCAGGATGCTATGAGAATTGAAAATGAGGTTAAGTCCACCGAAGCTGAAGGGATGAAAAAAATTGCGGCTGCTAAAGCTGCATATGAAGCAACTCTTCTTAATGCAAAGGCTGATGCAGAAGCCAATAGGTTAAGACAGCAAACACTTACCCCTATGCTTATTCAGCAACAATTCATTGAAAAGTGGGATGGCGAACTTCCAACATACGGACAAGTACCATCATTATTTAAATCTATTCAATAAACAATACAAAGCCCCGTAAGGCTTTTAAATAACACTATATGATATTAATAACCATAACCTTTATCGCTGCCATTTTATGCGTAGCCTTTTACTTTTTTCGAAACACCTTTAAGGAGAGAAACCGGAAGATGTTTATATATGCCTGGGCGGTTGTGGTGGTTCTTATATTAATGTTTATTTATACTACTTGGTTATGAAAATAGAAAAAGAGAATTCAATTAAGATTAAAGTTAAAGGGGATAATATGGACAATCCTAAATCTGCCTTAAAAAAGATTGTTTTCGAAAACGACAAAATAGGATTTAATAAAATCCCTTTATCTAATGATGAAAAGAAGGTTTTAAAAGATATATATGATAAATTATGATCATACTCCTACTATTTATTTCCTTCTCCGCTTACGCTGTGATGTGGACTTTGCAGTTTCACTTTAATAATTCGGTATTTTCAAAATTGAACCCACATTTCTGGAATCCCAATATTAGCTGGTCAAATAAATGGAAATTGATTTATGGTCAGATTGCAATAACTAACAAGGGAAAAGAAATTCCTAAATTCTGGGGAAGTTCAACATTCTTCGTTGCACTTACTGATGCCTTTCACTTATTCCAGTTCATATTCCTTAATTCTTTAATCCTGGCTTTATCTTTAATGGCAGACGGCAAAGTAGTTTATTCTTTCCCTATTCAATGGTGGGAGGTGTTTATAGGGATAAGATTAATTTATGCCTTGGTTTTTGAAGGGTTATTTGGGTGGTTATTGATAAAGAAATGATATGGAACAATCGCCAAAATATAAATACCGGATAATAAAAAATGAATATTTAAATGGACATGTTACTTATTCTGCACAAAAGGCAATAGAAAAGCCAAGATTTAAAAAAGGAGGCATAGTTTATGGCAAATAAAAAGAAAGCAGCCCCAAAAAGAACGGTTAAGATTAAAAGGTATAATCCAGATCCAGGATATACCAATGAAGTAGATGGTGAAATATGGAAGTGGGCTGATTAACCCTCCCATTTATTACTAGCTGCATCATATAATTCTTTTGATATAGGAATCAAGTAATGTCTACACCCCCAGCCCCCTCTATATACTGGAAAATTTGACCAGTTTTCGCCTTTAATCATCCCATCCCACCCCTTACCTGAATTCAACGTCATTTGCTGTTGAACATAGGCTTTTAATTGACCTTCTGTAAGATATTTGCCAGATAATCTTAAACAAAATTGCCTTGTGTCCCTGATCTTTGTTCCTTTATAGTAATAATACTTTAGCCCTAAATCATTGCTAATCGTGTTAATATAGTTTGAATTGAACTGAGTAATTGAATCGCTGGCTACCTGGTTAACATACCTACTCAAAAGCCCGGTATCGTCATTTAAATTAGCCTTAAGAGTGTTCATAAAGTCAGCCTTATTGCTGCCGGAAGTAACGTTCTTTTTTAAAATGTCAATAATTGGATTGGTAAAATTAGCATCAATGCCACTTCCGAGCATTGAATTTAAAGTGCTGTTTACATTAGAATCGAGTATAGCCTGATATAAAGCATCGTTATCTTGGAAGTTTTGAACTATTGCGCCAAAGTAGTTATTTAGAATATCCGAACTATTTGTAAACCCGTCTACATACTCATTAATTGCCCCTCCATACTCTCCGTCCTGTAGTATATTGCTTACTTTACTTTTAAAAGCGTCTATTTTTTTAAGATTAGTTACTGATGCCCGGATATTACCTGTTGAGCTTTTATCAAGGGTATAATAAAATTCTATAAACGCGTCCTGAAGTTCTGCATTAGCTTTGGGGATCTGTGAGCTTAGATTATCCAAAACCTCTTGAACCTGATCTTCTAAATTATCAAAGTGGGATATTGGCATTAGGCAGCTTTAATTCGTGGGCGTTTTGATTTTGGGTCAGATGGAAGAGTTGTCTTTTTAACCGCCCCAAGCATTTTCTTTGATGTTGCCGGGTCAAATCCATATATCTCCTGAAGTGTCACTATTGCTGAATCTATAGAGGTAATGCCCTGGGCAACGGATGCCTGAATAGCAAGAATCCCCTGAACGCCGCCAACGCTTCCCTTTAGCCTTGCTTTAGACTCTGCTTCAATATCAATTGGTGTATTAATGTCAGCTCCTTGTGGTTGTCCATCCTCTCCAACAATAGGAACTATGGCACTGCTTGTCACCCCCATTATTTCATTAACATAATCATTTAATATATCCAATTGATCTGCATAATCAAGTTCGCAAAAGTCTTCATTTTCAGAGTATGCCCTATTAATGAATGCTATTATATTAGATGATAATATATACTTTTCTAATGTCGTTCCTTTATTCGAAAGGATTGTCATTTTTTCATCTTCGGTTTTACCTGGCAATGGGTCAAGCTCTAAAGCAATTTCCAGAATTTCAACCTGATCACTATTATCACCAAATTCTTTTTTGGCATATTGAATTTCAAGATTTGCCATAAGACTTTGGCTAACTCCGGCTGTTTTTGCAGCCGCTAATCTTTGAGCAATAATATCCTGGGTTAAAATATCAAACTCCGTAGGAACTGTGATTTCGGGCAATATCTTCATTAAGTCCTCTTCTGAATAATTAAGCCCGTATCTCCACTTAGCTAAGTAATAATAAGTTGGATTAAGAACATTTTTAACAATATGCCTTGCGATCATATAGAAAAATGAGTTCATTTCCTGCCTATCCATTGTCTTAGAAATACCGCTATTTATTTGGGGCTGGTTCATCAAGAATTCCATATTGATCGCAGCAAGACCATTGGTTATATTTTCGTTTACCTGATCATGAATAAACTGCGTTTCTTCTATTGGTTTACGTATGTAATCCATCGGAGGCGTTGGAATTGAAACCGAGTCACTAATCCCCGTTTTTGTTGCAGCCTTGATTAACTTTACATTAAAAGGACTTCGACTAGTTCCTCCACCAGACCCATTACACGTTCCACATGTAACCATCCCACCCGATCCCATATATGTCGATTTTACTTTCCCCGACCCGGAACATGTTTTGCAAGGCGTGTCTTCAATCTCCCACTTTTCAGAATGAACATGAAGAACCATTTGAACCTGCAAATCAGAATGTCGCCTTAAGGCTTCATCCCAATAAGGCAAGCAGTCGCCGATAAAGGAATCATAAAGCATTTCCCCATTTTCGAACTCTTCAATTATTCCACCTATCTTAAAGCATGGCAAAGACCCCATCCAATGAGATTGAATTTCGTAAGTGAATCTATAGTCGCTTTTTGTTCCCACCTGAACCATTTTTGTCCATGAATCGGTATCGAAGACATAATAAATAAGCCCTTCTTTAACCTGATTGTCTCCGTTCATAACAATACTCTTTTCATTTGACCTAAGTACTGCCATTTCCCCTTCGACATAATTAATAACAGCATCACTTTCAAACCAGAACGGGAATGGTTTTAAATATTCGCTATCATTCTTGGGGTCTTTTTTAGGATATGGGAAAATAGCAATCACTCCATTAGGATCGTCGCACATTTCTCTTAATTGAAGTGAAAAAAACCAGTTTGGGACACTATCAAAGTTCGGGAATGATTCGCTTGTATAATCTTTAAAAGACTCCTTATCTGACACATTGTTTTGCTCGGGAATTTCTATTTTCCAATCTTCAGCTCTTCCTATCTTTGAGATCGTGCTAACAACTTTAGAGAAATATGTTTTAGTAACAGGCGTAAATACAGATCTTCGATAGGCTTTCTGATCGGCTGTTTCATTGGGCCTTACTATGTCGATTATATCTTTAGGAAATTTGCCTTTTGAGTGCGCCTCTAATTTATTGGTTATATCTACCGACCTTTGATAAAACCGATGTTTGGGGGTTTTGTCTGGTGCTGTAAAGTATGGTTTTAAAATGTCGTCTGTCAGCATGAAATTGAGGTAATATTAAAGCCTTGTTGTTGTATCGTTGCTTTTGCTGCAACCAGATTTGTTAATGTATCATCATCGTCTCCGTCAATCTCGTATTCTCCAGGGGAAAAGAATTTGACCCCATCTAAATACATATCGGAATGTTTTAGAGCTACCGCTGTTCCCTTATGTACGGTTTCATCAAAATATCCTGTCTTTAAAGTATATTGCTTATCTATTGAAACATTCTGGTTTCTGAAGTTTCCATCCTGTTGCCTATATACCTTTTCTATTACCGGAAACTTTGCTATCCTTCCAAATACAAGCTCTAGCCTGAATTGCTGATAAAATAGCGGGTTCTCAGAATATTGAAATCCATAAGCATCCTGTGAATGCTTAAACTTTATCACTTTTGTTTGAAGCGAATTACTTACCTGTAGATTAGAAGATATAGCCAGTACTTTCATGCTGCATCAAAACATTCACATATTAAAATATATTCATTAATGGATTCGGTCGAAGCTGATTGAACTGTCGCAGTTATAATATCCCCTGCGGTATAAGTTGAGATCCAAACAAGACAGAAATTTTGCTGTGCGGAAGTATCAGGAGCGGTTCTTGTTATCGCTATTTCGGTTCCATTTCTTTTTATTCTAATAGAAGACCCCGAGCTACTTGCTCCGTTAATTAAATACCCCATAAAGGTAAATTTCATTTTTGCGCTGCTCTTGCTTGCACTTGGGGTAACTGTTAATACAGTGGCTTCTGCTGAATAACTTGTTGGGCCTACTGCCGAAGACGAGGCAATAATTATAGAGGATGAGTTTAACTTCCCTGAAATATCGGGGCCGTCAATTGTTATTGTTTCATTTCCACCGGCATTGTTTTGGGTAATAGTTATACCGGTTCCGGCTACAAGTTTATCCAATAAATACCCGAAGCTTGTGTCTGTTGCCGATACAAGTAATTTACCAATGGTATTTATAGCTGTATTCGTAGTGTTGCGAATTACAGAAATTAAATCACCATTATTCCAGTTAGATAGTAAAGACATTATAAGAAGTCATTTAAAGTACAATTTAGTATTTGAGATAAAGTGATATTATCGTCTATAAGATTTTGTAAAGTAGATCCTGCATAAGTACCGCATTCTAAAGGAGGCGAAATCGAATCGTCATAAATGACAAATTGATAATCACACCCCTCGTCAAGGCATGGAATGCTTGCAGTACAATAGTATTGTGTTCCAGAGGTTGTTTGACTAATTGTTCCGATGTTAGAGGCCACTAAAACGCCCTGCTGGGTTATACCTATCTTAAGGTTGGCGATAGATGAGCCGGGATCTATGGTAAGTTCATCCTTATTCATAATCCAGGACACCATATCACTGGATTGAATAGGAAGTTTATAGGTTTCTGTTTCGTCTGGGAACTCGTAAACGCATGAATCAGTAGAAGGTGGGCATAACTCAATTGGGGTAGTCTGGTTATCTAAAAAATAAGATACAGCTATCCATTGAAGAAACCTTCCTTCAATATTTTGCGGAATTTTATAAGGAGTGAGACAAGACAAATACTGTCATACGCGATACGGTCATGTTAAGTATTTCCTTGTTTAAGGGACTAATAATAAGTAAATATAGGATTTTAATTAATTATTGTCAATTAATTAGTAGTTTTCTTGGTTTTTAAAAACTTTTTGAACTATGAGATTTAGAAAAAAATTATTTAAGGGCGTTTCTGTAAGCATCGGAAAGAAACAGTCAAGTATTAACGTTGGCGGGTTTAATATTCCCATAAAAGGCAATAAGCCAACATCACAGCAAACCGGCAGTAATTCTTCTTCAGGTTGTCTGAATATTATGGTTTATCTATTCGCCGCATTTCTTGTGTTTTGCGTGGCTTTATCTGTGATGGATAAGTTTAAATCTCCTACGGCGGTAGTTAAGACTGATTCGGTAATTGTCGCCAAGAAACCCGCCAAAAAACATCATCACAAGAAAAGGCACAAAATAATACCCCATGAAATCGCTCAAAAAGACAGCATTTTACAAGATTCGGTAAATATTGTTAAATAAAGTTGTTATATAAACCAACTTTTATTACCTTTGACTCGTTATGAACATGAAAGAGAGAAGAAAGGAAATGAAGATGTCTTTAGATGATATAGCAGAGGCCACTAAGATAAGCAAAGGGAACCTTTCAAAGTTTGAGAATGGAAAGGGCAACCCAACCATAGGAACCCTCAAAAAGATCGCAAAAGCCTTAAAAACAGAACTTATAATTTTATTTAAATAACCCGCTATGAAAAACTTAATCTTAACTATCGCACTCGCTATTATTTTTTGTTCATGCAGAAAGGATAATGTGAATCCTGTTTCAAAGGATGCTACGCTGCATATTGAATATAGCGCAACACATACCACTTTTTCGGGTAACCCATATATAAGCAAGGTTACAATATTTTTTTCTGGAAAGTCTCCTGTTTCTGTTTATTCAAATGTTGACAAATATAATATTATTAGTACAGATGTTTCCGTTCAAGGAGGCCAACGTGTCACAATTACTGGTGCGGTTGTGGATTCTACTGGTAGCTGTACATGTAATGGCTTGCCTCCAACAATGGCCTTAACTTATAATGGTAAAGCCTTGAGTACAACCGTAACAAATGGCGTTGCTCAGTATGTTGGAACATTAGAATTCATTAAATAACCTAACAGGTTCCCACATTAAAATCGTTATTGAAGTCATTGTTAAAATCCCCAGGCATACAGAAGCCTCTTATCAATGTAAAGCTTCCTATACCCCCTTCTGAGGTTGGGCTATATTTGTGACTTTTTATGAATCCTAAATATTGAGCTGCCGCTCCGCAGGAAACACCGATCCCATTTTGAGAATTAGCCAAAATTGTAAGGAAATCACTGTATGACATTGGATATGTGAATTCAAGGTATTCGGGCAGGTAAATTGGCCTTCCTCCTGTTCCTAAAATATCTGCTGCCGTTAAATCCATGTCCTGTTCAACGGAATCTATATCAATACAATCGTTAATCATTGTATCTAATTCCTGATAATTCCCGGTTCCTGATACAAATTTGATTGTATCTGTCGGGTGCTTAAATATCGAGGCAGATAAATAGTTATACCAGTTAACCGCCATCCTGGCTGGGGACATTCTTAGATTGTATGAGGTCTCAGGGCTAAGAACTTTATTGTTTGCCGGGGTCATAGTGTCAAAATTCTCATTCCTTTCCGAAACTTGTCCCGCATCATAGACCGTTGGCGTTGGCGGGGTCGTATATAAGCTACTTGTCAGCGTGTCCCGATTGGTGCAGATAAAAAACAAATCATTATCAGTCTCAAAGTCATTCGTCGGGTCGGTCTTATACTGAATCCTACGGGTTTGTTCAATCAGATACCCTGAAGCTATGTATTTAGAAATTGTTTTGAGATCCTTGTTCGCTTTTTTAATAGGCAGACTGTAGCTACGGGTAGAATTATACTCATCAATAGCGTTGCTTCCGGTAATGTTAAGATTCCACTTCTCATACCCTACATTGTACGTATTGAATATTAAATCCTGTGCCGGGTAAACTTTAAGATCCGATACTTGAAGGTTGGTTAGGATTGTGGAAGCGTTATAAAAATACTCTTTTGGTTCGACTCTTATATACTCTTTCCCAGTTCCGTCTTTTTCAATCTTCATTCCAAGATTCCATACCGCGTCACATGAAGAATATAGGTCGTTGAATGTGGTTATAATCGGGAAAAGACTGTCGTTTTTATCCAGCATTTTCCTAATATTCAAACCGTTAGTTATGGCTGTCCAGGCTCCGCAGCCGTTAACTGCATATTGGTGTGGTTCTGAATTAGTTCTACCGAAGAAATCAGATCTAAAGGAGTCTTGTTCACCTGTAATTGATTCAGCGACCTTTGCGAAAGCTTCATGAAGCAATAATGCTTTAGTTGCTGAGGGTTCCGCCAGAGTGCTTTGGGTTAATCTTACATAATTTCCCGCATCAGAAACCAAACTAAATGTTCCTGTTTGAGTTCCTGTGGCTGCTATAATATCATAATTTGATACCCTGATATTAATAAAAATCCTCTGTCCCGATGTTAAAGGAATCGTCGTTGATCCGGAAAGGTCAAAAGACTGGGAAGTTGATCCCCCTATTTGACTAAATGAAGTAGGCCCGAATATAGTGGTTATGTTGTCTGATCCATCCGCACCATAGGCTATATCAATAACAAATTGATAGCTTCTTTCAGCAGTTATAGCTTCGTGAAAGGTTCCTTTTAATTTATATTCCAGAGTAACATCTCCTGAAAGTCCATCAAGACCAAAAATCCTAGATGTTGCAGCGGCTAATTCTCCAAACCTAAAGAAATTGATTTCTTCAATCGGGGTTTCCAATTCTTCGGTAATGATCTGCAAAGGAAAATAAACCCCAATAGCTACATTGTCACCTGTATTAAAATCATGGGCATCATTTACTGTTAAAAGATCAGGATTTTGATTTAAGACTGTTTTTGCTACTATCTCTTTGCTATGAAGCCCTAAGCTGAATGGGTTAATTGTGCTCATCGGCAATCCATCAATGGAGGTATTAGAATTTAGATTGATCGGAGTATCTAATCTATTTTTTACTAATCTGTGAAATCCAGAAGGTTCAATTTTAATAGAAACTTCATTGTTGATTATCTCATAAAAGAAACAATTCAAAATTCCGGTTATTAAAGTTGTATAGGTCGCGCCATCGTCACATGAATACCTTACCAGAAAGTCAAGTTCTCCATCTATTCCATTAAGCTCGTATTCTGCTTTTATTAGTTCGGCCCCCGTTCCCCAAAACTTAATGTTATCTGATAGGATGTTTTCTAGACCGTGAAATATAGGGTCACGCTGAAGGGTAAATTCCACCGCGTCCCATGAAATTGGCTCTTCTACGATTGTTCCGTTTATACTAAACTCCCAAATTGTTGTCATTTGATACGGGCGTAATTGTTTTCAATTTGAGTTTTAGAATTCTCCCCTTTTAGGTAAGATTTAAAGCCTTTGGCATCCATGTTTACTTCAAAGGTTTTTATCTTCTGAATCCCTTTATTTAATTCTTTGAGTTCCCTATGAAGCGGTGCAATATCAAAAGCTCCGTGAGGCGAGGAATTAATAACATCCGGGTTCATGGCTATCGCGTTGATAAGGTCCGCAGGGATTTTCCTGTCGAATATTGCGTCAAAGGCTGGCCTGTACTCTTTCATGCGATCGACGGGCATAACGCCCTCACCAGGTGTAAGCATGGCGTACACGCTGTCTCTGGTTGTATCGGTTCCTGGAACGCCTTTTGTACCTTTATTGAAGAATTTCGGGATTGGTTTAGCAACAGCAAAGGCTAACTGCGCGGCTCCGATCGCGGCGACCAAGGCTATAAGCGGACCTCCTGCCGGAAGCGGGGTTGCTGCAAGCTGCTTGATAACTGCGGACGCGGTGGATATTCCAATATTGAATATGGCCTGTTCTTTATCTGCTACGGCTTGTTTCCTTTTAATTTCGGCTGTTTCCTTGGCAAATTTGGCGTTGATCGCGGCCTTGGCTTGTTCATTTTCTCCTGCAGCCGCTAATTCCTGGGCCTGGTTATACTGAAGTACCGAAAGCTCATTATTAAGGTTATCTTTTTGAAGCTGAAAGAACCCGTTTGCGATCGTTGTTAATAAAGTAGTTGATTGCTGCTGAATGGCTGCTTTCTTTGCCTCGGCCTCTTTCTTGGCCTTGACATCATCGTCGTTCGTTTTCTTGGAAAGGTCTGAATAAAACTTAGCGTCCTCTGCCCATTTCTGTTTTTGTTCTTCAGAAAGTTTATTTTCTGCCGCCAGCTTGGCCTTATCTGCATCGCCCCTTTGCTTTGCCAGTATCTCGGCTATTGACTTATCTATTTCAACAGTATCGCGTCCTAATTGCTCTAAAAAAGTTTTTTGGGTATAAAGAGAATCTAATTGAGACTGAATAATTCCTTCCTGAAAGGTTTTTTCGTCTATTTCGCGATTAGCATATTGTTCCTTGTAAATGGTTTCTTCTGCGGTCCCGGCGGTTTTAATCAAGGCTAACCTTTTTTGAATTCCTTCTTCTGTTAAGGCAGCAATTGAGTTATTATTTCTTTCTTGAAGGGCGACTGACTGTTGTCGCAGTCCATTAATTTTAATTTGCTGATTAGCTTCTTCCTCATTCAACTCATCATTTATTGACAATAATTGTTTTTGTATTTCTTCTTTTCTTTTAATCTTTGTGTTTTCATCATTTAATTCAGCAATAAGATCAGCCTTCCTCTGATTAATAGCAGCCTGTTCTCTTCTGTTTCGCTCTTGAATTAAAGCAAGCCTTTGATTTTCAATTTTAAGCTGACCCTGAAGATTAGCTTCATCGAGTTTATTCGCCTCCTGAAGCTTATCTATTCTTTCTTGTATTGATAGTGTATGATTTTTTGATTGGCGTATTAATTCGACAATCCTTATATTGTTCTCTGATACAGTTACATTAAATTCCCTCTGAGCATCATTAACCGCATCTAATTTAATTGCGTATTCATAGGCTTCCTTGGCTGCTGCTGCCATTCGGTCAGCCATAGCGCTTAATTTATCCGTACCGCCCTCTATGCCTGTCGTGAATTGAATTACCGCGTCGGCTGCTGTTTTAGATGCGCCTTTAAAATCTCCAGTTAGAAACTTTATTGTTGCATCACCTATTACAAGAAATGCTTTAAACCGATTTATTAGATTGTTTAAAAGGAATTCACCTAAATCAGAAAGCCCATCTTGAAAATTTTCAACTGATTCAAAAGCTGTAAATACTTTACTTCCGAATTCTGCTATAAATCCGGTAACTTCATCCATCGCGGCCCCGAGTGCGCCCATAATACCTTCAAGCTTAGTTGCTCCTTCATCGGTCTTTTGGAAATACGCAACGAGTGAAACAAGGGCAATTACCAAGGCTCCTATCCCTGTAGAAGCAAAAGCAACCTTAAGGACGTTCATGGCTGCACTTGTCCCGCTTACTGCGGTCGTGGCTGTAGTAGCGGCCTTTGCAAACCCTAATACCTGTTCCACCTGGAAAGCTCCTGGAATCTGGTTTGAAAGGTTTTTTACCTTGCTTGAAAGATCATCAAAAGACTTTCCTGACGCGTTTACTGATTGGGCTGATTTGACTGATTCTTCCTGAAGTGTTTTGTTGGTAGCTTTTGCCTGGGCATCTACTTGCTTAAGTTGTTCTTTAAGCTTTGCTTCTTCTGCGGTGAGTTTGTTTAATGAGGCATCAACCTTGGACAGGTCGGCATCTTCAATAATGTAACGGATCTTTACATTTTGTATGACATCTGACATAAAGCAATGCTGTTATGGGTCATAATCAGTATTGCTTTTGAGGGCCAGTTATTTTTTTGTAGTCTTTTCACTCTTAATTATCTTGGTAACGTTATCAACATATTGATAGTAATCAAATATCGTCATTTTTCTTAACTGTTCATAACCAATTCCTCCAATTCTTCTATCTGTAATTTTAATGTCGAAGAGAGTTCTTGATTTTTGGATTTTTCGGATAACATTGACAAATGACTCTTTAGGGTTTGGAGCATAACCTTTCTTTGGTCTACCGTGTACCGACGGATATTCGTTTGCAATCCATCGAAAGAGGGAAGATAATCTCTTAGCGGGGTCTTCAAAAAAAAACCTTCGATGTCTTTATCTTGTTTCCAATGTTTGATTTTCTTTTCGGCAAATTCATAATCATACTTATATGGGTTTTCGCCTTTCCACAAATAAAGAACCGAGGCAAGCTTATATAGAAGATCCATATTGGAGATATTGTCCATTCGCTCTAATGAGTTTTGCGCCACTATCCCGGCCCCTATATTGTTACCTTGCTTAAGCATTTCAATAATTGTCGAATAGGCAGTTTTATGATATTTAATATCGGTTCTCTCCTCTAGTTCCTTTTGAATATCTATGGCCGCCATTGCCCGTTCTGCGGGGATATTAAACTCATTAACAAACTTATAATTATCTATTCCGCCTGACTCAAAGACAAATTCAATCTCATGACCGTCCTTAAGGTCGAAATGTTTTTTGAATATTTTGGAAAGAAGTTTTTTAAACATTATCTCTCTTTATTATACAGATAGTTTTTTTGATCAGAATTCCTAAAAAATATATGCTTTTACTTACTGGCTTCCTGTCTCCATAATCTATTCCAATTGCGTTTGAATATTCCTCGATAATCTTTATCATTTCTTTATCTTTAATAAAACCTCAATCCAAAAGTAGTTTAATCCTATTCCTAAAACTCCATATACTGCTAAAATGACAGGATTGCTCGGCAAAACAAAAAAGGCACTTATTAAATAAATCCAAGTTGCCATACAATACGAGCAATAACCAATAGGCTTAAGAAAAAATCTCTTCCACCTGTCTTTTTTCCGATGCCACTTTATCCAAAGAAAGGTCAATAAAAGAAAAAACCTCCTGAATATCATTCCTTGCTCCTGGCACTTCATCAAAAACAATGAAAGGCTTGCAGTTCCCAGGCAAAACACCATTAAACTGCATAAGCTCGTGAGATTCTGAAAAGCATCCCCCGCATCCCCTACGACCTGCATTTGGAATAATAGATTCATTTTTCATAGTTATATTGTTGAAAAGTCCGCACTAAAATCAAAACTAAAATCTCCTGCTTCGCCTTCCTGGCTTGTTGGATCGATAGTATATGTATTTATCACAGGGGTAACATTTCCCACTATAAACCCTATCGCGTCATATTCTACGCTTGATATTGTCCATTTAACCTGAACGGCTGAAGCGTTAAATAAAAGAACAAAGAAAGCCCCGGCATATTCATTTAATAAGGCTAATGGTAAGTCTTTGGTTAATAATCCATCGTCCTGAACCTGGATAGTTACAAGACCTGAAGAATTCGCCGTTTTTGTTACATAATATATCTTTCCGAACTTATCCAAAAACCTAAGTGTAACATTTGCTGAAATAACAGGCGTTTTAATTATAAGCTGCTTTATACAGGCCGGAACAGGTTCACAAAGATTATATGATGTTTTACAGCAGGTCATTTTCTATCGTCGTAAAGTTTAACATTGAACTCTTTTAAGGCCATTCGCGCTATCTGCCTTAAACTTTTACCCTGATTGCCCATTTCAGCCATGCGAGCTTTTAAAAGCTTTTTCTTTTCTTCTGTAAGCTCTATTAAAGCCATAAATTCCAGATAAATGATACATAAATACCAATAACCTTAACAAGCAAGGTAGTAACCGTTATGATCGACATAATCCCAATCCAGGAAAATATAAAAGATAGAATTATACCAATTATTTTCTTTAGCGGGAATTTATATGTGGTCATAATCCGTAATTTAAATGTTTCACGTGGAGCATATTTGTATAACCGTGTAAGCAAATTTACGTAAATAATTTCAGTTTTCATCCTTTATTCTGAACTTTTTCAGCTTATCGTAATGCTTTGAAAAGAAATGGTAATAAAGAGGCTGAAGCCAATGTGAACGTTCGGGATGCTGCGTTTTGTATGGATCCAAGCTTCCTTTATCATCAATCTCAACGTTTCGTAAATCATTATCCAATTCAGTACATTCGTTAGATATATTTACCTTAAAATGCTTGAAAATAATGTTTGTGAGTAACCTGGCTGTTTTATGGCGGGGGTTTATATTTGGCACATCAAACATTTCCCAGGGTATTTCAAAGATTGTTTTAAGGATCTCATAGGCTGAGGCATTCTCCTGCGTTAATGCACTTCCTCCGCGACCTGAAGCGTCCCCATTGATTATAAAAACATGACTTGGGAAGTCCTGCATAATGAGCTGAGAAAGCATATAAATATCATACGTCTTAATATGATATTCCCTGAGTACATTAATTTCATCATTGGCTTCATCAAACTGTATCGCAAGGCACGTATTATCAATATTAAAATCCCATGATAGATAAATCTCTGGGATTTCCGGCCTATAAAGATCTGCGAATGTTTTTCCAAAATGATTCTCTTTTTTATAATCCTTGGCAAATATTTTATTAGGATCCTCAACCCCCCATTGTCCCAAACAGTAAACATCATAATGGTATGGATCAACCAGCTTCAAGCTTTCAAGCTCTAATTTGTCATCTTCAGTAAGAAATTTATTATCCTTATAAGTACTGTGAATGACTGTTACCCGGCCTTTGTAGGCTTCACCGTCAATAACCTTAGTCTTTATCCAATGGTTCTGGCTTACCGGGTTCAAAAGTAAGATTATTTGTATTCCAGGCATTCCCCTGGCCCTTCGATTGAGCTCTAAGAAATCTTTAAATTCAAGCTGATTAGCTTCTTCGACAATTATCCGCTTAATTCCTACAATTGATTTGATCTTTTCCGAATCGTCAATGCCTTTAAATAGCATCCTATGCCCGGTTTTTTTATTGGTTATTTGTCTTTTTGAATTGCTATAAACCCATTCAAATTCATCAAAACAACCATATTTCTTAGCATACGTTTCTAAAAGCTTATAACATGAATCATAAATATCTGTGCCGTGTTTACGAACAAATAAGGTATCATAATTGCATGTTGATTTTAGATTGTAAAGCAGTTCTAATTGGTGCTGTGAAACAGATTTTCCAGAGCCGGATCCGCCATAGTTAACTAATATTCTGGTATTAACTTTCTGAAGCTTATAAAAAAGGGGATTAAAGAGCTTCTTTCTATTGGTTACGAAGTCGTAGTGCAATTCTCATAATGGAATGGGTCTTCATTAGTATTTCCTTATCGGACGGCTATTCTTCTTCTGGTATATCAACTATAATATTGTTATTGACTTCTGCTTTTATTTCTGTACGGGCTAATTTCGGCTTAAAATATTCCAAGGCATTATTATAGGCATGGATATAATCTTTACCCTTTAGTTTACCCATTTCATCTTTAAATTTATCTGCTCCGCCTTCAATCATCCAATCTTTTAATTCATTCCAAAACTTTGTCTTTTCCGAGACAGCTCCCTTTGGTTTTCCAGGATTTCCAGGTTTGAATTTTGTATCTTTTTTCATCGTAATATGTCGTAAATTACGGACATTTGTACTAATTTACGATTTAATTAGAAAAAAGTCTAATTTTAAAGTACTTATCCTTTATATCAAAGAATAAGCAGTCGGGCTCAATTATATCCGTGCTGTCTCTCTTACTTGAGATCCGGTAAATTAAAATCTTTCTTTTTGCTTTTATTTTCATTCAAACAAGCTATTTACAATCCAAAACGGGATAATCGGTTGGTAGAGTTATTCTTATTAAAACTCTGTGTAGTTCTTTATCCACTGGAAGTGATTCATGTAAGAATTGGCTGTTCCCATAATAAACTTTATTAGGCTTTAAAATAAAGCCCTCGCCTAAATTTTTTAAATGGGTGCAATCTCCTCCTTCTTTTGGATTTTCATTAAATATTCCATTCCATCCTTTACAGGCTGAATAATTTGAAGCAATTAGCATTCCTCCAGTCTTTGATTGATAAGATAATTTATGTTCTACTGAATTAAGCTTTCTTCCGCTCTCTCCGACTTTCCAACCGTTGCCACAGCCTTTACCCCAATCCCCTACTTTTAGATAATTACCGTCAATATGTATTCCTGGTCTTCTATGGGTTGAATTCTTTTCAATAATCTTCCCATCAACTGTTAAATAGGCAATTCCTGATTTATTAGGCAGGTATTCAATCATTTTATTGATTATTTCATTAAATTTTACTGGTATTTCATTAATATTTTCCAAATTAAACGGAAGCATTTTTATTTCCCCGGTGTATTGCGGAATTTGAACTTTGTAAAGTTCTTTTGAAATTGATATTATCATATTGTTTTATTTAAGTATTTCGGTTACCATCCAAACCCCTACCGCTATTAAGATAATAATAGTGGATGCTATTAACTTGTATTTTGAATTTCGGGGAAGGGTCATAAATCCTTCTTTCGATTATTGCCCCTATGAAATTTAGGGATTTGTCCTTTGTTGATCCCAATGATTCCGTTTTTCTCCATTTGTTTAATTAGCTTGCTTGCCCTAACATATCCAATATGCAATTGTTTAGTAAGTAATAATATACTGCCCTTATTGGACTCTTGAACAATTTTTATGGCTTCATTATAAAGGTTTTTATCTTCCATAGTGTAGAGGGGGTTTATTTCCAAATATCATAATCGCAAAACTCCAGCATTCTTTCCCTAAATTCCTCATCTGAGTAGGAAAATATACCGTTCAATGATTCTACTTTTGACTGTAAATAACCCTTTGCATAGGTGTTTTTTATATCTTCTAAAATATCATCCAGCCAATTATCTTGATTAATATCAGCATTTGTTATTTTCTCGATTATTTGTTGTTGTTCTTTCATATAGTTACTTCTTTGCTTTACACTTCATTAAGCTCATCATCGTTGAATTCCATAATTTTAGATTCTGGAATCAAGACTGTAATTATGCCATACTTTTTAGTAAAAAAGCTTCCTCTTAATTTAAAATTACAAACTATTCCTTTATACTTTTTTATCTTTAAAATAAACTTATCTTGATCCGTTGATCCCGATACGAAAATTTTCATTGTTACGTAATTTATCCCGTTTATTGTATTTATTAGTTTCATTTACTTTGGTTTAAATCAATCTTTGAAATATAAATAGCTTAGTATTCTCCTTAAATCCTATTGATAACCAGAACCATTTTCCAATACATAATTCAACCCCTTTATGATTAGTCCAGTAGTCTTTTGTGGTTAGGCTTATATATTTTCGCTTCATTGCTTTATCTCTTTGAGGGTGGTTAAAACCAACTCTTTACACTCTACAATATTGCTAACTTTTGTAACTGCTTCTAGTTTGATCTCTTGATCTGTGCTTTCATTATGCATTGTGACAAACATGTTTTTATGATCTTTTAGCTTATTTCTCACCCCTTCCTCTGCCTTCTCTCTGAAGGCTTCAAAGCCTGCATCATAGGCCTTAATTAACGCTTCAGTAAGGCTGCCATTAAATACATAATCACTATGTATATCATCTATTATCTCTTCTTTTGTCTTGTTCTCCATAAAGGGGATATAGTCTTAACGTATTGAAAAATATTTACTTGTAATTTCTTCAATAGTGGGAATAGTTTCATAAGGCTTGCCAATCGGAATCCATTTTGTTAATGAGGCATTGCTAATGAAATATTTGTTATCTCTGTTTTTATAGAAGTAAATACCATAAGATATATAGCCAATATCAGCAGTTAGCCTTTCATAGCTTCCGCAGCAATTACCGCAGCCATAATTAGAAAGCTCATCTCCCTTTCGTATTATTATAGAAAGCCTATTATTACAACCTGTACATCTTGCATTCATAGTTTATACTCTTTTATTCCGTTCTCCTGAGCGATTTTATCACGTAATATTTTCATGCTTTCAAAGCTTGGTAAATCAGCCCTTAAACGCCTTTCTTTATCTCTTAAATTTACAGCCAGTTCATAATTCTGTTCTTTTACTGCAATAGTTCTTTCTTCTTCTATCTTATTTATTTCGATAGTTTTAGTTATCCAATCAAACATATTGATCAATAGTTCTGATTCATTTAGTTTCTTTTCCATGAGGGTTAGGGGTTAAAAATATGGGAATCTTATTGACTTTAATTTTTTACGCTCTCTTATTACCTTAAGAGCTTCATGAAGCTCCTGTTCTGTTAACCTGTCTGTCCTTGGCTTTGATCCTGGAAACATTATTTGATCTATTGGTACTTGCATCTTATTCTCTATTTAAAGTGTCTTCTTAAACATCTATTTCTACTACATATCCACAATCGGTACATACATCACATCTTATATTTTTATGATCTGTATTTTCGTGAGCGCAATTGTTCTCTGATCCTTCAGAAGAAGCCTTAAGTCTTTCGATTTCCGCTAATAATTTATCCCTTTCCTCTGATACCTGCCAATAGTTTTTGGTTAACCCATTTAATCCTTGTGCTAAACCTTCGTTCTCTTTCTTTAACCTCTCTACTTCTGATTGGAGGGAGGAGAATTCTTTAGTTCCTTCTCTATACCCCGAATCCTTTCGGCTTAAATCCCCAATTCGGCCTATTCTTTGACTTTCTCGGAACTACTTTCTTAACTGATATTCTATAAGTCCCTGTATCATTAGTTACCTGTAAATGGCTTTCTCCTCTTTCTACATAGAAATATCCTTTAGGTTCCCTTATAAGGTCTTTAAATATTTGTTCTTCGGGAGAGGTGAATTTGTTCATAACTATTCTAGGTTATCCAACATTGCTTTTATTTTTAATACGACTTCGTCAAATGTTGCACCCTCAAACCTTTGTTCTCCGCTTGTATTGTTGTTTTTAAATTCAACAGTTCCGCTACATGACCATTTGCCTGAAAAAGAACTTTTGGTGTAATGAACTCTAATAGCCTCTACCTTAACTTTACAGAATGGATCGCATATTATTGAGGGCAATTTTTCATTTCCAATGTTTTCTATGTTCATATCGTAGTTTTTAATCGTTGCAAACTATACCCCATTTCAATAGCCCAAGCAGGATTATTCGTTATTTCAAGATGTCCGGCTCTCGATACCGCCAACCAGTAACGGGTATCTAAATAAAGACTTCCTATCTTCCCTTTTTTATGGTGAATGTCTTCTGATGCCAGCCAGGGAAATACAGCACAGTTAGGATTAAGGGCTATAAACTTCTTTTTCTCAATTGTGTACTTACTCAACGTCTTTCCCATTTTTTTACTCACCTTCTTAATAGGCTTCACACTCCGCTTTAAAGTCTTTAACTCCTTCACTTTTATTTCATAAAGAACCTTTCCGCAAAGGCAGATATTTCCTTTAGGTGTTATTCCGCAACTGCATTTCATAAGCTTATAGCTAATCCATCTTCTAAATTCACAATTGGAAGTATAGGCTGCAATGGCTGATTAAAGGTTAATTGCTGAAGGTATATTTTGCCGTTAATCCTTACCTGTTCTATTTCTTCAGGTGTAAGCTCCCAGCATGTTATTACCTGCCCATCGGGACATTTGATTGCTGGCAATGGCTGGTATTCTTCTTGTCCTTTGCCGTAAACTATGTTACAGCCTGTAAATTCTATTGGTTTCATCTTCTTTATCTTTTACTGTCTCCTGATACATAATGTCCGTTTTTGCAGATCATAAAATAGATAGTTGATTGGGGTCTATCGTTTCCCTTATAACCAGTTCGCAGTTTTCACAACGTTTCCAGCTAATGTCTCCTGGGTCGGCCCCTGGAATGTTTTCATCTATTCCGATTAAGCATTCTTCAAAGTCAATCGAAAAAATATCGTATTCTTTGCCGTCGTAAATAACCTTGTCATTTACTCCAAACCTTGTGTTGTTAAATTTGTCTATTGTCATTGTTTTCCCTTTAGTTGATAGTGGGGGTGAAAAATTTAAAATAATTGTAATTGTCCTTCTGGTTCTTTTTTAACATTAGCCTCTATCCACTTAATAACTTTTTTGCTAATCTCACAATCTTTATCTTTATGTCTTTCCGCTAAATCCTTAATTCCTGCCTGATACGCTTCCTCTCTTGATGAAAGAGGTTTATTAAATACGCTTGGATACCAGCCTCCGCCCCCGTTATTATATCCATAACTAAGGCTATATACCCACTTCCCATTTAATCCCATAGCGAGCCTTATTTCATTTTGACTAAATCCTTTGCCTGAAACCTTAATTTCAATCTTCTCATAATTCAACCATTCCACGTTTTCCAGCCATCCGCTTTCGGTAAATTTTATTTCTGTAAAGCCATATTGTAACCTATGCCTATAATCATTCACATTCATTATCTGATGCCTTACAGTTCCGCCCATAGATTTAAAATATTCCAGCTTCTTTAGGTCTAAAAAACTCAAGGCGTGGCTATATTCCTGAGTGATTTCATAATCCTCATTACAATCTATAAGCTCCTTTGCTATCTTTTTAAGTTCTTTTCTGGTCATATTCTATCAGTTGGAAAAATTGCCTTATCTCGAAGTTGTCCTACTAAATGTTTTGCCAGGATCTTGGAATAAAATTCAATAAGATGCTCAATTAATGGTCTTCGGTCTTCAATGTGATAATACATAGCTAAATCATATTGATCTTGCCTTGTGAAATCTTCCTGCATTCTAAATTCTTCCCCGTTCAAATTTATTTTAATAAAAATTATAGTGACATCGCGGCACACATCATTTTGGAATGAGATATATTCAGCTTTTAAAATATTGGTATCTACATGAAAAGAATCCACGATATTATCCAATGCTTTTTGCCTGAATTCTGAGAATAATTTTACACTCTCATCCGTTGGAGCGCGTTTCTCAGTAATATTGACCTCTTTCACATAAGGAACATATTCTGTCCTAGATTGATGTATGTGTGTTGTTTTAAGTAATCCCATATTTTTCTCTTTTTAAGCGTGTTTAGTAATCAATTTTTTAGGTTTAAAATGCCTCACAACTTTCACTACACCCGTTCGACCTGTCAAGCTCATGCCCGAATAATTCTAACTGCTGGTATGGTTCCGAAATCACAAGGCTATCGTCTTTTGCCATTTCAAAAGGCTGCTTACTCATTTCGATAATTTGCTTTGCAGATAAATGCCCTCTATAAAATCTTACCGGTAATTGTATTTTTTTATTATGTTTGTGCGTAGCTGGGATAAACAGCTCAAATTCTTCCTCCATTTTTATAGCCCAATCAAACTTTTGCGGTGTTATTTTTGCTATGCTTAATAATTTCCTTAAAGACTTTTTATGGCAGACCATGCAATTTCCTTCGTAACCTTTTAGGTTTAATCTGAATGACTGCTGACTGCACCAGAAATTAACTTTTGGCTTAGTCATTGGATGCATTGAAATAAGCGGATAAATAATTCTATCCTTATCCTTCCTGTCGCTCATTCTGTCAATCTCGTCTGTTCTTATTCCAATTGCTGTTTCATATTCTTTATGTTTCCATCCTATTGACCGAGCGTATGATTTTATAGTATTCGTTTTTAGTTCACGTGTACAAGCTAAGTTCTCTCTATTTGGTATTCCGTATTTTGCAATATGATCTCTGAAAGGTTCCCCGTTTCTGCTCGCAGTTTGGAAACATACAATTTTCGCCCTAGTTCCTTGTCCAGAAATAGGATTAACAATCGCCTCAACCCAAACAACTGGTATTCCAAATTCCTTTGAAACTCTATCTATAAAAATCAAGGTCTCCTCATTTTCCTGTCCAGTATTGGCAAAGACAAAGATCATTTCGTATTCTTCTCTTTTATGAAGCCAAAGCCAAACAGCCATAAAGGCCGATGTTTCCCCTCCTGAATCCTATTAAAAGCTTTTTATTCATCTTTTTTACTTTTTAATCTTTTTAGTATTTAATGTTTTCGTTCCAGCAAATGATCTGACCCGAAAAATCTTTCGGGTATTTAAACCAATCCAAAAGATCCCTCAATGAAAGGCCGTCATTTTTAGCGATCAATTCTACCTTATCAATAGTTATGGCTTCGCCATCAAGCCACAATATTCCGTCTTCGGAATCCTTTATTTCAAAATCCCAAACTTTCTTTATTTCAATGTCTGGCGCAATTTTTATTTGCTTTGATTGGTACGGCCCGCTTCTTCCGCTTTTATGGTTTATATCATTACCCCAAACAACAGGTGAAAACATATCTCCTACTTTCCACCTGTGTCCAGATCTTATTGTATGATATTTACAACCATCTACCATTTGATACCCCCAAACAATTGATTTTTTAAAGTCTCCCTCGGTGAATGGCAATGTGTATGCAGAAGGAACCCCTCCTAATGATTTCCATATCTTTTGAATAAATTGTGTCGGCTCTCCTTTTCTTGGATGATAACCTGGGAACTGCCGACTGAATGTTATTACTTTTGTCATTATTTTCTAATTGTGTTATTTAATATATCTGTTGCCCATTTAAGTTTAAATGAACAGAATGCATTTTGAAGTTGTGCAGTAGTCATTGAAAGTTTACTGGCTATTACAGCATCATGATACCCTTGATCTTTCCAGTAATCTATTGCCATTAAGTCAGCTAAGGTTAATTCTTTCATACATGATCTGGAAACTGTCTGACCTGCAAGTCAACTGGTATTGTTTCCAATTTATCCCCCTTACGATCATATGTCGGTAATTCAAACTTTTCAAGCTTATGAGTTTTGGATGAAGGATACACAGGATTGGCGCCCAGCTGCTTCATGAAAAAGGCCACATTGTGTTCTTTACAATCAGACTGGATCTTCCTGGCCCATTCGATATTGAAAGGCCTTACATCTTTTTTCATACCTGATTCACCGCCAACAATGACCCAATGGATTCCACCAGTCTTTAATACAGCATTTAATTTTTCTGGATAGCCCAATAGTGGTTCCATAGAAAGAAATCTTCTTTTTGATGGTGTAGCTATAAGATCGGCTGCAAAATTGATGTGTGAATCAAGGCCGATCGAGGTTCCAAGAATAACATTATCCCACCCCTGTCCCCAATCCTCCGGAAGGAATCTTTTAATATTTTGAGGCCTTTTGGTAAGAATAAGCCAATCAAGGTTCACAGTTTTTCTGATCACATCCCAGGCTTTAACCCGGGTTTCATTTATCAATTCATTATCTTCAAAGAAATCTGAAAGGGAGGAACAAAATACCCTCGGCCTTATTCCCATTTCTTTAGCCTTCTTATCCCACTTAAAAGGATCTTTCCAGGCCCCTTTGGTTATGTGCCTATCTGATTCCGGCCCCCAAAGATTCTTACCAAAGTATCTTTGGGTGAAGCTTTCCGCATAGCAGAATTTACATGCCTCGTTTACTTTCATGCAGCCCATCCAGAAGTTTACTGTGTGGTCTGTCCATTCAATGTTGCTGTTTTCTGCCATAATTTTATATTTAATATTAATCTGTACACCCTCCTGAATTACACATTGTATAATCAAACTTCAATTGTTGTGGAAGAAGCATTTTAAAAGTATCAGAATAGAATACTTTATCATCATGCCATGTATATATCATTGCCCCGGCCTCATGTTTCTTATGTTCTTGTTCTGAAAACCATTCGAGAATTTCAGGCGTTTCATCATAATTCATTTTAATCCGCTCTTTTGATTTGTGATGGCATCCACGACAATTGCTATCGTCTGGAAATAAAAATTCCGGATGCCTTTCTTGCCAGAATTTGGCTATTGTATAATGGAATATTTTATTGTCTATTAATGGATAGTCTTTAAGCCTCCAATCAATATTTTTGTCCCAATTTTGTTGATTAACCCCAAATAAATTACAACTAAGAGGATACTCAATGGTATCTGAAACTTTTCTAATCGGTGCTTGGTCTTTTGGGAATATATAGGCCCTTTCAAATTCATCATATCGAAACCCAATATTCATTTTGACTTTGCCAAACCTAAAAAACGTGTATTCAAAAATTGGTATGATTTTCATTTCAGTTGTACACCACCTATGCAAATGTGAAGGGATCGCCCTTTTTTGATTTTTCCACAATAACTCATCAAAGCTTTTTCCTCTCACCCAAACAATTTCCTTGCCGATCACCTGCTCCAATTGCATCATTATCTTAAGGCTTTTTTCATGCTCTGCTGAAGCAATAAAATTTCCATTGAGTTTATTATTTGCATAATTAAAAACTGCAGGGTCTTTAGGCGTGCATCTAACGTCATCAATACAAACACAAGCAAATATTTCTATATCTGCCGGAAAATGAACCGCCATATAAGAGCTTGTTTTGCCACTTGATAGACTATTAACTGTTATCATATATTTTATGCTGCTGCTTTTAAAAAATGCTCTTCCAATCCTTCGTGCATTGCCTCGATCAAATATTTTACCACGCGAGGTCTAACTGAATTTCCTATATATTTCTTCTGTTCAGTTTTTGTGCCAACCAATTTATATCCTTCATCGAAGCCTTGAATTTTCAGAAGCTCGAATATTTCAAGCATTCTCATTTTAATATCCAAGATCCCATAAAGAGCCATGAATTCTTTAATCTTGATCATTGTTTCAGAATCTCCTTCATATACAGCGATCGCTACCGGTCCTACTTGTTCAACCATTACAAAATAAAGAGGTGCTTTATCCTGCCTAGCTACAATCGTAAAACATGGAAGGTCAATGTCTCCGGTGTTTCCTCCCCATGCTGGGTTTATCAAATAGTGCTGCTTTCTGTTTGCGGTAATTGTTGGATTGGGTTCTTCAATAGAAGATCCAACGTTGTCAAAGTTTGTGTTCATGATCCAACATTTAACAATACTCATTTTAGGAACAGTTGTAATAGATCCCGCTGGAACTTCAATAGATTGGTTTCTTCCACCTTCGGAATATTGCTTATCAATAAAATGTTCCGAAGACATTAAATAGTGCTTATCGTTTCCTAAGATTGTTCCGCTTGGCTGCTCAATACTTTGATGATTTTCTGATCCTGAATATTGTTTATCCAGCCAGTATTTAGCTTGAACCAAGGCAAATTTATCTTTTGTGGTTACAGTTGGATTTGGCTCATTTATAGAATTTACATCGCTGCTATGATGATAATTTACTAGATACATTGGCTGAATAAGACTCATTCGATCCTTGGTTGTAATTGTTCCTGCTGGATCTTCGATGCTTGATAGCTGCCCTCCTTCACTATAATATTTAGTTACAAAAGCCTGGATTAATGAAAAAGTGTCTTTTGTTCTTATTGTACCTGCTGGCTCATTAATAGATTGATTTTTATTATCTGGATCTCCGGAATAGTATTTAGATAGAAACTTGGTTTGAACTATCCCCAGCCTCGCTTGCGCTGCAATGGTCGGGCAAGGGTCGTTAACCGATGGAGGTACATGATTGCCGGTTTCTTTGTTGACAGAATTATATTTCAGGATAAATTCAGGTTGCACTAAATTCATTCCTACATAGGTTGTAATGGTTGGGCTTGGATTATCTATGTCGGCTCCTGCGTTAACTTTTGTATTATTATGGCTGCTATACATTTTAGTTAAGAAAGCTTCTTTACCACCTGCAATGTATTTTATTAGACCAGCATAAATCCTTTGAAGTGTTTTCTTAGACAACTCTTTCTTTCTTGTAAATATGCTTTGCCCTTCATTGTCAAAATCAAGGCATTCTTTTACTGCTTTCCATTTTGGCAATGGTTGGCCAAACAAGGTTCTTTCCGGATTTTTTGCGTGTGTAGGTTTCGGCCATTTAAGAGGCAATTCATTTTTAACAAATTGTCCAAAATATCTTTTCCTTGAAGTGCGCTCTCCGAAATCAGCAGAATTTAATATTCTATGTTCGTGATTGTACCCACAGGCTTTTATGTTTTCAATCCAGGCATTATAAAATTCAGACAATCTATCTTTGACCGGAACCATCAATGGAGCGAATCTAAATGGCTTCCGTTTACCCTTCTTTTCTTTAAAAACTTTTAAAGGGCAATGTGGATAATGAATATCCTTCTTAAGATCGTTTAATAAAACCTTCGCCTGAAGCGGCCCCCATTCCATGAACTCCTGAACATTTTCAATCCAAATGTAATCTGGATTTAAACTATCAATGTATCTAAATAAATGCTCTGCCAAAGTACGGCTATCTGCATCCCTTGACTCGCCACCTTTTGCTCTACTAAAATTTGTGCATTCCAGGCTTGCCCATAAATGAACAAACACTTTATACCCCAGCGCTTCATATTGCTCCTTTCGAAGTATCAAAGCCTCAATTATTGGCTGAAGGGCAACCGTTCTAATATCCTCAGTCATATGTAAGGCATTCGGGAAATTAGCCTTATGGCTCATGATGGCATTCTTGTCATGATTTACACAAGCTACAACCTCGGCAATCATTTCATCGCCCATGATAGCTTTATATATGCCTGAGCTGGTCCCACCTGCACCACAAAAAAGATCAATGAATAAATGTTTAATTTTCATAATAGAGTTTAAAAAATATTCTTAATTGGCATTTCTCTTACCTGCAGGTGTTCTGGCCATTCGCTTATATCACCTCCATGTCTGTCAGTAAGCTTCAATTCTTTTGATAAATGGGTTCCAAGTTGTTTTACAAATACAGGAACTTGATTCTCCTGGCATTCCTTAACTAAATTTTCAATCCATTCAATTTTGCAAGGTCTATATCTATATGGGCCTGTTTCGTTTCCAGATTCACCTCCAATTATTACCCAATCAATATTTTTAAGGATTTCATACTCAGAAACAATTCCTTGCGTTTCTCGCCAATTTTCAGGGATATACTTCCATCTGAAATTAAACTCTCCATGAAACGGCTCCACTGAAATGAATCTTGTCTTTGCCTTTACATTCAAAAGATCAATTGCCCTGGTAATAGATGGCTCGCTGCCTATTGAAGTTCCTAGCCAGACATTATCCCATCCATTACCCCAATCCGCGGGAAGGCATTCATTGATTCTTTCCGGCCTTTTGGTAAGGATCTGAAAAATAAGATGGGGGCAACTTCTGATTATATCCCACATTTCATTTCTGTAAGGATCTATTTCCTCATGGAAAACATCTGTTAGGGAAGAAGTAAAGATTAACAGCTTTCCGTCCCACATAGTAGACTTGGTTTCCTTGAACTTCAATGGAAATTTGAAAACCGTTTTAGTCCTGATTACCTTTTTGGCGTTGTACCCGTATCTTTCCCCGTCACGATACATGTAACAGAATTTACAATCCTCATCAACCTTTGAGCATCCACGGGCTATATTCCAGGTTGCATCAGTCCATTGTATTTTTGATTTTTCAGCCATATTTTTAGTTTTTACTTTTTAAACGCCTTACAAATAGTATCTATAATATTATCCACTACTATGCCTAATAAAATTATCATTGCTCCCAGCTCACAGAATGTAATGAAGTTGCTGAAGAGGTTCCATGCGCTCTCATTGCTGCTTTCGAATATTTGGAGGATCTCGGTCATGGGAGTAATTCTTCGTAAAGTTTATCCACTTTCTCAGCTTCATAGCTTGACACACATTTGACGGCATGGTTTACTTTAAGCCTCAGCTCAAAAAGAGTAGTTCTAAAAAGAAGACTTGTAAACTCATAATCTTCTATCGCTCTTAAAGCGTGAATTACAGTTGAATGATCTCTTCCTCCGAAACATGCACCTATTGACTTTAAAGACATTTCAGTATATTCATTAAACATTACCATAGCAGATTGACGGGCTACCACGATTTCTTTCTTTCTGGTCTTTTCACTTAGTGATTCTACAGCTACCCCGAAATGTTCGGCTGTAAGCTTTTTTATTAGTTCTTCGATCATAACTTTTCTTTTATCAGTTCTTCTAAATCTACCTCCATAGCTATAAGATCATTAAGGTATATTTCTAAGGCTATCTGTTTAGCCCTGCATTTAATTTTAGATTGAATAGTGGAATCTCCTCTTTCGAATTGCGCCAAGATTCTATTAGATTCCCTGGCTTCGGAAACAGAAGAAACTTTTTTAGTATCGGCAAGAAATTGATCTTCTGCCATCTTGTAAATTTCTCTTTTTCTTTGGTCTGTAAAGGGTATAAGTTTAAGTTTATCCAAAGTATTGTAAATAGCATTTATTGGATCTTGAATTTTTACGCCTGAAGATTTTAGATTCTTCCACGGGCCGATAATGCAATAATTTATAAAAGCAAGTTCCCGTTCTTTAAGCTCTTCCGGTGTAGGTTCTTTAGCTTTGTCCTGTTCCGCTTCAAAGGCCCATTGTTTGGCTATCACTTCTTTCTTGATCTCATCCTTGTAAGCCTTAATCCATGAATGAACCTTTTCAGGAGAAATAAATATTACCTCGTCCGGCTTTTTCCTGAACTCCCCCATTGAACCCTTATAAACCGCTATTTCAAATTCCTTCAAAGTCAGGTTAGGAAAGGAAATCTTTAAATCATCATAGATAAGCTTTTCCAATGCTTTACGCTCTGCATATTCAAGGCTCTTACTTCCAAGTGTCATAAAGGCACGGCTTACAACATCGGTTACCTTTGGGCCTATTACGGCCTTATCTAAAGCTTTAATCCTGGGTTCTTCTGCTGCCAGAACTACGCTTCTTTCAAAGTCGGTTAGCTTCTCGCTAAGCTGCTGATTCGTTTTTATGATCTGCATGAAGTTTCTGGTTTAGTTCGTATTCAGTTTCAATCTTTCCTTTGCTTGTTTCCTGCTTACTTTGGTTTCTTAAGGCGAAATAATTTGAAATATGCCCCCGGAAATCTTGGTAATCTTTCCAGGTTTTTTGTTTATGTAAATTGGAAAAGTCTTCAGTCCATTTTTTTATCTTCAATTCTCCGTACTGGCTGCAAGATGTTTGAAAAAGCACCGGGAATTTTTCTTTAAAAATATCATCAATGGAAAGTATTTCATCGTCGCCAATCATATATTGAAACTGCAATTCGGGTGAAACGCTCTCACTCTCTTCTTTTATTATCTCTTCTTTTCTATTCTCCTCTTCTCTTATGCTATCATCTAAGCTATGCTTAAGCATTCCTTTAGCTATACTTTCTTTATGCTTATCCCATCTTGATTTTGCCCCCTTACTTCCTCTATTTGAGTTTTTTAGATGTTTTTCCACCTGCTCAATCCTTATAATTTCCAAAGTATCGTTATATAGTTTTCCATTAATGTTTTTAAACTTTTTCAAAACATTTTGAAGTTTTTTAACAGGAACCTTGCAGATTTTTTTTAATTCTCCTTCTTCTGCCGGAACAAAACCCTTGTCCCATTCATGAATCAACATTAATAAATAGGCTCCGATTTCCTCTGTTGTCATTCCCCATGTTCCAATTAAAAACCTCTGCCATTGAAAAGGGAACCAATCTAATTTTTCATCTATAATTTTATCGTCTGCCATTTATTATTCTCTCTTAATTTTTAAACATTAAAACCCATAGCTGGTAAGTTTTACTTCTTTACATCAAGGAAAGGAATTGGCCTTTGATATTTCATATAAGAATTATATTCCAATTGGCATTTAGCGGAATTAATAATCTTTCCGGCCATGTTTGAAATTTCCTTGTCTCTTTTCTCCGTTAATTGACCTTTAACAAGCTTATTGTAGTTTGCTGTTAAATCCGCCGTTAAATCTGAAATGTTTTCAATCTTTTTTTCTGCTGACATAGTTTTATTTGGTTTATAGTAATCGTTTAATTTTTAAATTCATTCTTGTTGCCTCTATTAGCTCAGGATATTGTTTAATTTGCTCTGAGTTTAAAGTGTTGTATCGCCCCTTTATTCTTTTAATGATATAAGAATTAGTCATTTTTTTGGCAAAACACCTCTGAGATTTCCTGTTTAAAATACCATGCTTTTTCTTATGCTTTTGCTGCCATCTTCTTACGCGAACTGTATTGCCTTTCTTATACACCTCCGTTTGCCTATACTCCTTTTGATTCTGCTTTGTACATGGAATGCAGTAAGAATATAGGCCGTCTAGAGTTCCGGATTTTCTTTTATAAAAATCAACTTCCGGTTTATTCTCAAAACATTTTTTGCATAGCTTCATAGTTTTTAAACAATTATTAATTTTTACTGTTAACCTATTGGGAAAGTCCGTTTACAAAGGTTCCCCTTCAAAGAAAATTTTTATCCCAATTATTATAATTGCTGCTAGTATTATTAATATAAGTTTTAGAAAAGACCCAGCACCTTAAAATCTCGTCGCCAAACGGTCAAACAAGATGCCGGAGTCTTTATTTTAGAATGTTATTAAGCTTTTAAATTTCTCAAATCCATAAGCATTGGTCTTTTTTAGGATAGGGAATAAATCTTTTGCCTTTATGCTTTCAACCTTTATTTTGTTTTGTTCCATCCAGTTTTTTACTCCCATTTCACAGGCTCCGGTTATTAAGCGGTAATGATTGATTGTAATTTCTGTGTCTGGATTAATAGGTTCGTTCTTAAGCTTCTCAGCTACAATCTTAAATTTAACGTCTTCAAATGCTTTTCTTAAGTCCTCACCATGTGCATAGCAATCGTCTTTTTTTACAATAAAAAACTGATCATTCTTATTAACTTTTTTGGCAGAAAATACGATAACTGTTTCCTCTGAAATAGTTTGCTCTTTCTGGTTTGTTATTTCGCAGAATATGCCGTCAATCATTGCATATTGCTTATTATTTTTCTCCCAAAAGAAGTTCTTATTTATTCTTGGCCTTGGAATCGGTCTAATACTTTTACCGATTCGCTTTGAATTGTTTTTCCAATAGAGAGAACCGCCCACCGTCGGGTTGAAGCCCTCAGGGATAGAGGTAAGATTACTCAGGTCGAGATAACCGCCCACCGTCGGGTTGAAGCCCTCAGGGATAGAGGTAAGATTACTCAGGTCGAGATAACCGCCCACCGTCGGGTTGAAGCCCTCAGGGATAGAGGTAAGATTTCTCAGGTAGAGAGAACCGCCCACCGTCGGGTTGAAGCCCTCAGGGATAGAGGTAAGATTACTCAGGTCGAGAGAACCGCCCACCGTCGGGTTGAAGCCCTCAGGGATAGAGGTAAGATTACTCAGGTAGAGA